CCTCGTCATTGCGTTCGTGTTCAGCTTCGCTGCCCCCTCAGCAATTCCTCATACGGAATAGCATATTTTTTACGGCTTGTCAAACTTTTAAAAATATATTTTATTTTCCAAAGATATTGCCGACTTGCCCCCCGAACCCAGCCCCCGACTCAAGCTTTTTGGAGCAAATGCCGAAAAGAATTTTGTCCCGACTGTTCATCCACCCCCGAAAGGAGTTCGTCCCATGCCCAAGACGCCCATACCCATTCGCCGCATCAACGTAATTAAAGGCGGCCGGATAGTCCGCGTACCCGTTAACTCGGGGCGACTCGGCGCGCCCATACTGCCCAATATCCAGGACGCCTATATTGGCCGAGCCCCGGACACCGTGCCAAGCGAGCGCAAACTGTCCAATGAAATGTTTCTTACACTTGAACGCGAGGCCGCGCTGAAGTCGGAACTTCGGCTTGCCCGCATGGAGGGATATACAATGCGTTTTTTCTATTTTACTGTGGGGTTCTTGCTTGCCGTCCTTTTCGCAAGCTTCTTGTAAGCGGGGTAACTGGCTATGCCGGCTCGGTTAATTGGGGACGCTCAAGTTACTTCCTCGGTGGACGAAGAGTTCTATAGGCCCAAACAACTCAAAGGAGATACGACAATGGCAATCAATTCATACGACTCTGTGTACCGCGTAATACTTAAAACCCTTGCAGTTACCCACGCCTACCCATTTAGTTTAACTGATGCGCTTGGGCGCAAATGGCAGGCACAGCTTGACGCCGACGGACTGCCAACACTTGTGGGCGTGTCTGCTGGAGCGCCGACACTTCGCGGAACGGAGTTAATTGGGTTGCATATCCAGGGGCTTAAGCACTTGCCTGTGGACGCGGCCCCACCCAAGGTTGACAGGGGCGAGGGTAACTGATATAGTTACTCCCATACGGAGGAGCCTAAGCAATGAAACATATTGACGTGCAGGCGCTTGTTGTGCAAGGCATAAGTATGCTGCAAAATAAACAAGCGGAAGAAGAAAAGAAAAAGATTGGAGTACTTCGCGGCGGCTCGTCTGGAATTGCTACAGTGGATAGCAAAGGACTAATTGTTGGCGGCGTGTGTCCAAGGCGCGCGCACCTTAGATTTCTTGGCGTTGACACCTCCGTATTTGAAGAGGACGATGGACAAGAGGGCAGCAAGGAACACATGTTTGCCTCGGGCCGGGCCAACGAGGATATCTGGGCCGAGCACCTGAGCGCCGCGTGGCCGCACGGGATTCTGCGCGAAGAAGAAGTGCCCGTTCAGTGGGAAGTAATTTCGGACGCGGGGACGAAGGTTAAGATTACCGGACGGCCCGACTTAGTCCTTAAAGGCGCCAATGGCAAACTTGCGCAGGGCCTTGAACTTAAACTTGCCTCGTCGTTCTGGACGGTGCGTGATTTAATTACCAAAAGACAGCCGAAACTTGAGCACGTTATTCAAGCATCTATTTATATGCATCTTTTGTCTGAGCAGGAAGGACAGGTTGTCCCATTCACAATCTGCTATGCGTCCCGTGTTAACTTCTGGGTGCCAGACTCAGTGCCTTGGCTAAAGTTCCCAGCACCCGGCGAGCTAGGTAGCGAGCTCATACAGTACAAGCCCAAGAAAGAACGCGACGGTACTGTAGTTGAAAAGCCTTTTGTAATTAAACCTTTTGTCATGACTTTTGATATTCGTTTCGCAGGCAAAAGCGAAGACGCGCCCGTGCAGTACCGAGTTAACGCGGACCACGCGGGCAAGTGGATTGATACCCCAGTGTCCCGGAAACGTCTTCAGGAATACTACCGTATTGTCGCAAGTATGGGCGAGGGCGACGGAACTCAAGAACTCCCGCCGCCGCCCATGAACTTGACGGTAGGTGGCGAGCCGCAAAAAGATTGGACAGTATGTGACTACTGCCCGCTAAAGTTTCACTGCCGAACTACCGAAACGAAAGGGTACAAGCAATGGCTTGACCCGATTGCCGACGGGACACTTCAGCTCGGCGCCCACAAAGATTAGCTACAAACTTTCGCATAGTGCGGAAGATAATAGCAAGGACTCTCATTAGGAGATTGTTTCTATGCAACCACAGTTCTCGCTTAAGTTGAAAGATGCAGATGGTAATTTGGTTAACTTGTCCGGTATTTTTGAAGGCACAACGAAAACCGGCCTGCGTCGGTTGTCGGGTTTTGATAAGCGCGCTAACATCGGCTACTCGCTGTTGCCGCAAACGAAGCGTGACACTAACGAAGACACGGGCAACTTGACACTGTCAATCAAAGAAGGCGTTGACGGCCCATATAGCAAGCTTTGTGTAATGGAAAAGCGCTCGTCAAAAGATGGCAACATCTTCTATGCAGGCAAGTCCTCGGACGGCCAAGAGTACCTGTTATTTACAGCCAAGCCTCGTGACAACGGCGCCGTCAAGCAGCAGCCCCGCAGCGTAGCGCCTACTCGCCAGCAGTCAATGCCTATGCCTCCGCGCCAGGCGCCTAACGCTCGCCCGCAGGCAGCTCCACAAGTCAAGCGCAGTTTTACTCCGCCGACCGGGAAGTAACCCACACTCCCGAGCGTCCGGCTAGAATTTCGCAACCGGCTCCACGCGGCGGTTACTTCATGCGTCGCGCGGAGGAGGCGCGCCTTGTGGGCAGTGCTCGTAACGTACATCGTTCGTTGTTTCGCAATTGATGCGCAGTTGAGCCGGAGGATGCAGTGACTATACTTGTACCGGAACCGCCGCACGAGGAAGCCGACGACACGGTACTGGTCACATCCGTCATAGACAACCAGCGCGTCCTGCTCAAGCCAGTCCCCACTCCCATGCCCACCAGTGAAAGCATTATATTATTACCGCTTGATGATATGCCGGATAACGCGGATGCTTTTGAAACCAAGTATGGTTATATTTGGGAAGACTTTGCAGCTGGCGATATTATGGCGCTCGACTTTGAAACTACTGGCGTTGAACCTGAGGCAGGAGATATTGTAACTGTTGTAGGCCTCTCCGATTCCCGTGGCGCAATTTCAATTAACGTGCGTGACAAGCCCGGTATTCTCTTGCGTTTACTGCAGCGGCTTGCGGAACACAACATTCCCATGGTAGCCCACAACTTTACATTTGATGCGGCGTTTGCAGCAAAAAGTCTTAACGCCGAACTAATTGCGCAGGCGGGCGAGAACGGCCCAGCGTTCCATGAGTGGACGCACTTGCGATGGGAAGCCTGTACCATGTTGCTTTCTAGAATGCTGAGCAGCGAAGGCCCGCACCAGCTAAAGTATGGCCTTAAGGATTTGCAAATAGAACTCTTGGGCTGGTCTGTACGCGGCGATGTAGAGCTGAGCGAATGGCTTATACAAAATGGATATACCAAACGCGGCGGCGGAGCCGACAAGTCTCAGATGTCTAAGGCACCATTTGATATTTTGGGGTACTACTGCGCGCTTGACGCGGCGTCAACCTATTTACTTTACACTCGAGTCATGCGGCCGGTGCTTAACAAGTTTGTTGGCGCGGATATGCAAATCCCCTACTGGATGCTTCATGGGCTCCACTGCGTTGTTATGCAACTTAACGGCGTACGAATTGACAGGCCCAAGCTTGAGTTTATTAATACCCATTATGCCAGACTTGCGGCGCAACACTTAAATGAATTTGTTACCCAGCCGGTTATCGCGGAAGCTATTGCAGTTTTTAATGCACGCAAGATTGCGGAGATTGAAAACGCGGAGCCCTCGCGAAAGTTTAAGAAAGCTTTGCCACTTGCTGCAGAACCGCCTAAGTTTCTTAAAGCACTTAAGAAAGGCGAGATGCAGGTATCTCCGCGCTGGCTAGCCTGGAAACAAAAAGAAAGCGAAATACTTCAGGCTGTTCCGGAATACTCGGCACACTGGATTAGTTGGGCGGAAAGACTAGCGGAAGCAAAAGCAACGCAACATTTTAGTGTCACGTCTTCCCTGCACATGCGCTGGCTTGCTTACGATTATCTGCAGCTGCCAATTAAACTTACTACTGAGTCGGGCCAGCCCTCCGTTGACGCAGACGCGCTTGGGCAAATGGGGCCATTGTTTAGACCGCTACTTGCCTGGGCAGAGTACAACAAACTGGTTACTACCTACACGTCTTCGCTTCTTAGTAAGCTTACTCCTGCAGACAGACTTCACCCCCGGCTTAAGTTTCCCGGAACAAACACAGGGCGGCTTTCTGGTGCAGGCGGGATAAACGCCCAAAATCAAAGTAAAGATATTGGATACTTAGATACATGGGCAGCCAACAAAGGTATGTCAATAATTATTAGTGATTTCGCGGCATTAGAACCTGTAGTCTTAGCAGAGATAAGTAGGGATAAAAACTTGCTTAAGTTGTACGGGCCGAAAGCACTGCCTCACGATGTGTATTTATTCTTTGGGTGCTTTACTCCTATGTATAAAGATAGGCTGGCGGCCGAAGGATACACGCCCGATTTTGTAACAAAAGAAATTGTATCTGCATGCAAGAAGAAATTTAAGCAAGAAAGACAGGTACTTAAATTATGTGTTCTCTCCCTGCAGTACGGAGCGGGGTGGCGAAAAATACAAGCATCTCTTCGCCTGTCTGGGACACACCTATCGGATGACGAAGTTATTACGCTCGTGAACGCATACAAAGAAATGTTTTCTGAACGGTATGCGTATGAGCGTCAACTGCAAACTCAGCTATTTAATAACGATAGGTGGATATTAAACGCAACTGGACGCCCCGTGTGTATTGCTGCGGATTGGGAAAAGGACTGTATTTCTAGGTGCCTTGCAGAAGGAACCTTGGTTGTTACGGATAAGGGACTACTGCCCATTGAGCAGGTAACTAAAGAGCATTTGTTATGGGATGGCATTGAGTGGGTATCACACGAGGGACTAGTAGATAATGGGCGTCGGGACACTATTGAGCTGGCAGGAGTAAAGTTGACACCAGACCACCTAGTACATACAGTACTGGGATGGAAACTGGCGCAGGAGGTTTGTAATGAGCAGGCGTGTCTCAGCAATGTCGGGACTGCAACTTGGGCACAAGTTTGGAGACTATTCGTTAGCCTCTTTAGTTCCAGAAAAACGTGGTAAACTATTATACGTATTAGTAACGTGTGCGCACGAAACAAAGTACGTGCTTTTAGACAATCTTAAAAGAGGCGCGCAGCTAGGTTGCCTTCGCTGCTATGAGGAACGCAATAGTATTTTTAAAACAAAATCTACGGAAGACGCATTGCTTTACAAAAGACTACACTCAATAAAAAGCAGAGTTGCTGTGAGTCCTGGTATTCCACTGAGAATCCGTAAAGTGTATGGAGACCGAGGAATTGGGCTGCACAAAGAGTGGGAAACTAATCCCCAAAAATTCATAGACTATGTTAAGGCTTTACCTAACTATAATATTAACTTAACTATTGACAGAATAGATAACAGCAAGGGATATGGGCCAGGAAACATTCGGTGGGCAACTATTAAACAACAGTCGGAAAACCGGAAAACCACTCTTTGGTTTACCTATAAAGGCCAGCCGATAAATCTAGCTGATGCGATTAAGAAGTTGCCTAAACTAGGCCGAGATAAAGCAACGTCGCTTCTTAAACAAGGAAAACAGTTGACGAGTTAGAAAAGTTAACGGATGCGGAAATAAAAAAGCTAAGACGAACCCGCGCAATTAAAGTGGAGTGGCAAAATGAAACAATGGATTTTAACTTTTTTGTTAAAAACTTTACCAACTATTCTTTGGTACAAGCTGCTAAGCTACGCCGGAAGGGCGTCAGCCTTGAACGGCTTGCCCAAAGAAAAAAGCCCCCGCGTTTACGACTTAGTTAATGCAGGGCCTAGGCACAGATTTGCGGTAGTAGGCACTACGGGGCAGGCCTTTTTAGCACACAACTGTGTCCAGTCAGGCGGGCATGACCTGCTTGTGATTTCTACGCAAGTTGTATCTGAGTTGCTGACAGAGGCGGGCATACCATACTGGCCGCACGTCTGGGATATGCACGATGCGCTGATGTTTATGGTACGGGACGAGGACGTGCCGCGTGCACTTGAGTTGCTTCGTGCGCCATTCCACGATAGGTTCTATCGGATTATAAATCCGGATGGCCAAAGCCTGTGTCTTCCAAAGTGGGAGCCGGCCGCTGTCAAGACCTGGGCCGAAGACAAAGAAGAAGAACCCGGAAGTGTACAGGCGTTTCGGGACTTGTACTTACGAAAAACGAGGAAGGCATGACTACCATTCGCTTTAGTTTGCAGCCGGTATTAGACGGACGTATCCGCAACAGCAGACTTGCTGACGTGTGTCAACACATGCTTAAACTTGCGGAAGGATTACGCTACGTCGAGCTATTTGCGGATGATACCTGCGGTATTCGGTTCGCAGGTAAGTACTCCGTCATTACCTGGGTTCCCAGAAGCACGGCGGACTTTACTGCGTTTAATAAGCTGCGCGAATACCTGGAGCAGGGCCCAGAAGCGGCCAACACTAACGTACCCGTAGCTTTTTTGGAGGATGTAGAAGATGACGAAATCTTTGAACAAAAGCGAAGAACCAAAAAGAAGCCACCAGACTCCGGGAAAATTGCGCACTGATTTAACTACGCGTTTCTACCTTGCGCAGTTGTCCGAGCTGTATACAATGCAGCGCCATGCGCGGGCGACACCCACACTAACCAAAGAACTGCCTTATATTGAAAGACGTATTGAGGCGGTGAAAGAAACACTACAACATCTCTCGAAGCCCGGGACAGTGAGAAATGGAAAAAAGTAAACGCCGCAAGCAAACTAAGCACTCGAATACCCGCGATGTTTTACTTGCCGCGGCAAGCGCGTACAGGCAGTTACTTGAAACTGGGCGCGTGGTCTGTATTGACCCGTCCTCGGGCTCGCAGTCTTCGCAGCCGGGGTTTGCTTTATTTGCCGCGGGAATACTTCAGGCCTCGGGAACACTAAAGGTTACTCCGGACTATGCGCCGAGCCGTAGATACCGGCAGCTTCTTGCCGGAGTTGTAGAGCTGCGTGACAAGTTCCAGCCGGACGTTCTTATCATAGAAAAGCTGCCGCTGTTTATGGGCTCGGGTGGACGAATGTTTAATCAGCAAGGAGTTGTAAACCTGCACCGAAGTGTTGGCGTCATTATGGCGGGCATGGACTGCGAACGTGTTCTAGAAGTTTCCCCGGCAACTTGGCATACTTACCTACGCAATCTTGGAAAAGAGGCACTCTACCGGAAGACAGATTCTAATGACGCTATAGTACTTGGCTTGACAGTATTTGCAAAGCTGGGTATTACAGTCAAGGAGGTTGCGGGACTATATAAAACCCCGGCCGAAACAGTAACTGCACCATTTAGAAGAGGAGTAAAGAAATGAAAAGCGTCAAGTTATCGGTACTTAATAATGGGTTTGTAGTAGAGGCGGGCGACGGCTCTTGGCACCACGCCGATATTAACTCCGCTATCAATGTTGTACTTAAAGAACTGGGTTTTACTGTCCCCGAAGTAGTGTTGTGTGGTAAGGCGGAAGTACAAAAACTTGCCGACAAGGTGGCGGCGTGCGAGGCCAAAGAATGTCAGCCAGTACCCGCTACGGAAGTGCCGGCTGCCGAGTAAGTTAAGTATCTAGGAGCGTTGTCATGTGGTTTCAGTTTTTTGTGGAGTCGCTTAGGCAAGGCTGCATTTTTACGTGCACGATATTTGGTTCTATTATTGGCCACATCGGCGAACCCTCTATTCAAGACTTTATTCGGGTAGACGAGGCCACCTTGTACACTCGCGAGTTTTACGCCGAGTGCGCCGAGCGTAAAATTGACCGCTGTCTTCTTGGCAACAATTACTACCGCGGGTTTATCTTTACAAGCGGCGTACAAGAGGAAGCAATTGCAGTTTGCCGGTACTTCAGGATGGGACTGGCAGACACGATTAAGCCCCTTACTGTCGTGGCATTTGTCCGCGCCGAGTGGGATATGCTTGCGCCAATTCAGCGTAAAGCACTCGTGTTCCACGAGCTGGGGCATTGTATCTTGAACCTAGCCCACACTCCCGATAGCACGCCGCAGCTGCGGGAGCAGTACCGCGGCCACATAATGAACTCGCATATGGCGTCGGTGCGGGAGCTTATGAACTGGAATTACAGGGTAAATGAGCTATTCGCCTACAAAGTTCGCTGGCTTAATTTCCTAGAGGAAGACTACCTGCAGAATAAGTGACTCAAGATTTTTCTTCCGCGTGCCGATACGAATAGAGCATCCAAACCTACATGCGGAGGAATGCTACTATGCGGCCCGACAGCAAAGAAGCATTTGACTTACATCGCGATATCCATCAGGTAATCGAAGGCACCCCAGTTAAACTGCGTATTGAGTATTACCAGAACCTTTTATATATTCCTGAAGATAAGAATAATCCAATTGCCGTAGCAAATTTGGAACAAGTATACTATGCCGTCGAGGTTCTTGAACAAAGACGCGAGAGTATACTTAACGACATGTCCGGCGATGACTGGCCCCCATTTTAACTAACTTATTAGGAGTAGGTAACATGAGCAAAAAGTATGAACTATTAGAGTGGGACGAACAAACTAAAGTTAGCGGCGAAGAAAAAACGCCGACACCTGTGTCAGCGGGTTCTACAAAGCACGACGATAAGAAACCGCGGCCCGAGCTAATTCCCGCTGACGTGCTTGTTAAAGTTGCCGAAGTACTGGCAGATGGCGCACGGCGCTATGGTGCGCGGAATTGGTCGGAAGGCGGCGGGTTTCAGTGGAGTCGGCTGCAAGGTGCGACAATGCGGCACCTACTTAAGTTTGCTTCCGGAGTTGATAAAGACCCGGACTCAGGCCTTGACCATCTGGCGCACGGCATTTGCTCCCTCATGTTTCTATACGCGCACCAACTTCGTAATCTCGGCACGGACGATAGGGATAAAACCGAACGCAAAATCGAGGATTAAGTATGGCCTTCCCAACTATGATTAGTCAGCCCATCCCCGGCGGCCGACTTTCCTCGAATGAAGTGCAACGCAACCAGGACAAATTGTCCGCTGCGGCCGGGCGGTTCGGCGCCGTGTTCTCTGTACAATTCCCGGGAACAGTCAATAGATTGGGGACAGTGGGGTACGAGTATTTTTCCTACCAAGAAGAAAATCGCATTTGGGTAAGACTTTACGGTTCGGTAGCCGACGCAAAGGCGGTTGCTAAAGAATTAGGGCGCACTTGCCGAATAGTAAAAGTAAGTGGGTATCTTACATCGGATGGGCGACTTGCTGTGCATTCTGTACTAGGTTTTGTACAAGGAGAATAATGTGCTTGTTAATACGCCGTGGATTGAATGTTTTATGCGAGAAGAAGCTTGGTATGATTGGGATGGTAGGCCAGGCTGGCGTACAGTAATTTTATTTGCTGTGCAGGCAGTTCCGGGCCGCGCCCTTGGCCATTGGGTTATGACGGATGCCGGAGAAATCCGCGCAAATGTTCCGGCCCACGCGCTTGCTTGGAAGAAGCTTGACGGGCCAGTGCCGCCGCTTCCTACCGTGCAAGCGTGGAACGCGCAGAGTACTATGTTTAGCTTGTCCGTTAACGCTTTTCTTTCCGGCCTCCGCGTGTTAGTTAGATTGCCGCAGCAGGGCGAAGGGCGGTATATGTACACGCTAGTCTGGCACGGAAACGAAGACGCCCGCGCTTCGCATGCAGAGAACGTTACCGAAAGTAAACCGTTTCACCTTATTAAAATGGACAATGGACTATTTGTATATACCCGCAATTCCGACGCAAGGTTCGTAGATAAAGAGTTTACTGCCCGCAAAGTACTAGAGGCACCCAAAGACAAATACCGGTACGACACCCACGAATTTAATTGCGAGGATGTCAATGTCAACGGCGGAAATACTTAGTAAATTTCCTGGCAGTCCGCGTCCGGTTCAAGCCGAACTGCTGACCCGAATTGCAGAGGCATGGGACACTGCAGACGTTATAGCTATCACTGCCCCGGTTGCTCTAGGCAAGACTCGGGTCGCCACTACTATTGCCCGTTGGGCATCTAAAAGAAAGGGGCGCGGAACTAAGTCGCCCGCTAAAGAAAGCAAGGCGGTTATTATTACCCCGTCGCGTATCCTAACAAAACAATACCAGGCGGATGTTCCATCGGCGCCTATCCTTACCGCCATGGACGAGTATCAATGCGAAAACTCCCCGTCGGTATCGTGCAAGGAAAAGCGTAGCATGGAGGGCAACTTTTGCCCAGGCTGCCCATATATGAAATCGCTCAAGATGGCACATATAAGTCCATACCTTGTTGTTAATCCATATACTTTCTTGGCGCATAAGCTTCGGAACGTAGAAACTATTATTGTTGACGAGGCGCATACACTGGTGGGGGTACTACGTTCAATGGCGGGAAAGAAAATTTGGCGCCATGACCACGCCTATCCCTCTACGGTGCGGGACACTCGGACACTACTTGCCTGGTTGCGCAGTTACTACGGAACGGAAACTAACCGCACACTTAAGAGTTTGCGGGAGCAGCTAGAGGGAGAAGCACCGGAACGCTGGCTAGTTACCCGCGAATTGCAGCCGTACCGAGGACAAGAACGAGAGTGCCTACTACTAGCTCCGGTAGATGTCACCGAGGAGGCCGCGCGGTTTTTTGGACAGACAGTAAAAAAGATTGTCCTTTTATCTGCAACTCTGAGTATGCACGAGCTGCACGATTTAAGGCTTAAGGGTAAGCGCGTTGTGCGGCTTGAGGCAGCATCCGCTATTCCTCCAGAACAAAGGCCAATCCTTAAGGAGTATATTGGTACTGCGTCTTACAAAAACCAAGAAGCCTACGTAGCCAGTCTTTGTAGCTGGTTACTGACTCAGGCCCCTGCTGGCAAGGGCTTTGTTCACATGCCGTATGGCTGGGCGCACGCCTTGGCTAAGCAAGATGGCGGCGCAAATTCCCGCCTACTTTTCCACGAGGCGCATAACAAGGCGCAAGTTTTAGCAAACTGGCGAAAGTCAAATCCGGAACAAGAGCTTATATTAATTGCCTGCGGCATGGAAGAAGGGATTGATTTAAAAGGACTTGAGTTCTCTTGGCAGGCAATAGCTAAGATTACATGGCCGTCGCTTCAGGACGTAGCCATTAAACACCTGGTAGAAACGCGCGGCGACTGGTTTACCTGGCAAGCTGTAAAGCACGTGGTTCAGGCAAGCGGGCGCATTTGCCGGGCGCCCGATGATTTTGGAGTTACACTCATACTTGACGAGCAACTAGAATTTTTGTTAGAACGGGGTAGGCCGTTGTTTCCTAAATCCTTTCTTGAGGCGGTTCAGTAATGGCTAGAAAAATACCAACAATGAAAGAGTCGCTCGCAAAGGGGGAGGCCGGGGAACAGCTTCTTATGTCTGTATACCCGCACGGCCTACTGCACTATCGGCACCGAGAGTTTGATTTTATACGCGACGATTTTAAATCTATCGAGCTTAAGTCAGACGGTAAGGCATCAACAGCCACCGGCAATTTCTTTTTTGAACGTTGGACAGTCTCTAAAAGCCGAAAGCCGGGTAGTATCTGGATATCTGCTGAACACAAAGTAGACATATTTCTCTACTTTTTTATTGGCGACCGGATTCTTTACGAGTGCGAAGACATACCCAGGCTTGTGCACAGGGTAGAGGCAGCTGTACGCAACGCACAAATGCCACTTAAGGTTATTCAAAACTATGGCTGGCATGGAGAAGGCTGGGCCGTACCTATTGCAGATGTAGCCGACTTGTTTAAGCGGTATGACTGCTCTAGTGATAAATGTATTCCCGCTACTGCTAACGTACCTAATTTACCGGTTTCCACTGTCCCCAAGGAGGCATCTAAGAAATGAAAGAAGTTTATAAAATCCGCGCGCTTAAGCATTTGCAGGCCCTATCGGAGCAAGAACACGAAAACGTTGTTAATTACGTGGAAGCTATCATAGCAGCGCAACAGCCAGTTATTGAAATCCCGAACCCATATCTAGAAGACGGCGCGCCGGAAGCTGACACCCTGGCGCTGTTTTATGCGGCGCTGGCAGTGGGCGGAGAGGTAACAGAGTTTGGCTTTGACTTGCCCACAATTACAATTGACTTGTCCGGAGAGTGATATGTCTTTTATAACAATCGATGCGCAATGTCTGCATTGCGGCTTTGAGCACGAGGATTTGCTGTGGCGCAAGTCGGATGACTTGGCGGTTGACTACACCTGCCCGGAATGCGGGGAAAAGGGCGCCGAGCGCATGTGGACTTCCGGTCCGGCGTTTTGGTTTATTCACGGAAACTTTTCTACTGAGCGGCACATTAAGCGCGCAATGCGAGAAGAGTCGAGGCTTGCAGGCTATGCTAAGTCTGGATACTCAGGCGCTAAAGAAGAGTTGCTAGACAGAAAAAAACATAAGAAAAAGAAGCTCGGGGAGTAGTTAGAATGGACAGCACAACCACCCCGCGAAACTGGAAACACATTGGCGCCGCGGCAGTATTGGGGACAGTAATAGGTGCTGCGGCCGTCTGGCACTTAAAACCCCCGCAAATTGAAACCCGCGAAGTCGAAGTAGTCAAAACAGAAGTTAAGATTCAGGAAGTTGTAAAGTGGCGGGATAGAGTCCGCACAAGAGTAGAGACTCGGCCCGACGGTACGCGCATCGAAACAAAAGAAACAGATAAGCTTGTTGAAACCCGGGATGCAGTTACCCAAAAGGAAGAAGAGTCGCGGAGTCGCGAAGAAGTTCGGCCGGCGCAATCTAGTTATCTAGTCGGTGTACAGCAGACGTTGCCGCTAGACTTTACCTTTAGTCGCGGCCCGGCCCCCACTATTTATTTTGGCGCGCGAATTGGTACATTGCCTTTGTTTATTACAGTAGGCCATAACCTTGAGTGGAAGTTTGCCCCTATTGCGGGCGTGCAGTTTGAGTTTTAGTTTGGCAGCTCTAAGTCGCCGGTATGGAAAAGCTTGTACTCGGATGCTCGCCTGGTTTCTAGTCCACGAAGCCTAACGCGCTTTCCTTGTTTAGTTGCAAAAACCCAACGCTTCCATTGAAACTCTACGTCGGCCATGCGCCTAGGTGTTGCGCGAATCATCCGCAGCAAAGTTGATTTTGTAAAAGCGCCGCGCCCTACGTTGTAAACAAAGCTTGCCAATGCTGCGGCCTGATGCGGAGTTAAGTCCGGCAGCAGCGTAACCAGCCAGTCTATATCTGAGCGCACGCGGTTTTCTAGCCACACAAGTTCTTGCTGTGCGGTAGTTGTAGTCTTGGCGTTAACATCACGTCCCGTGCGTCCCCAACCAACTGTCCAGATACCTACCGGGTCAAGGTAAGCCTTTTTGCGGAACCCCTCGTAATGTTGAATAAGTTCAATTGCAAGCGGGACGGCCGCTGCGTCATCCCATTCCGGATTGACATCTCTTAGCATTTATTGTAACCTCAATGGGGGCTATTCCCCGATAGGAGTAATCTACCATGGCGAAAGAGTTCAGTCAAATCATTAAGCCCCGCGGCATTACAGATGCTTCTCCCCGCCCAGACACGCTGTTAATTTTGGGACTGCGGCTAACCGAAAATACACTGGCTGCAGCAGACAGCCCGCACCACGAATGGCTTTCAATTAAAGGTGGCGAAGCGGTCCCCTTTAAAGCTGTCACTGCCCCCGTTGCCGAAGAAGACCAGCCTAAGGCCGGCGTTAAAGCCAAGCCCGCGGCAACTAAATCTCCCGGCATGCAGGCGCTTGTATTTGGGGAAGCGGCTCCGCGCTTTAACTCAATCCGCATTGAAGTAAACTCGGAAATTGTAGAGCGGGTGGGCGCTGTGTTTATTCAGCCCGAAATTTCGGCCGAGCGTAATTTTACCCGCAAGCTGGTTATGGGCTTTGCCCGCCCAGTGAATGAAATTGAGCTCGCGGACTTGCCTTGGCTAATTCGCGTCCGCCAATCCTCCTCTCGCGGGCGTATTTAATTACTCGCCCGGTTCTCTATCCCTAAGCCTGGGCAAGTCCTCGTTAATAACACGAGGTACGTACCCACCAGGACCAAGCGTTGAAAATAGCTTTAGGGCACCTTCTGCTAAAGGCTCTGCATTTTCTTGGTCTAGGCTTTTGCTTACTGCCTTAAAGGCATCTTTTGCTTGCTTTACTATAAGCGGGGTAAACATTTCGTTGTTGCCTATACCAACTACATTGCCGGCAGATGTAAACGGGGCGTTACTTGACAGCCCGTCGGAGCCTAAAAAATACTGCAAACGCGGGCTTTCTTCTACACGCTCGTCTATTTGAAATGCTTTGTCTGCCAAGCTTAGCAGTCCCCATACGCCGCCGTATTTTGAAAATTCTTCTACTCCGCGGCCTTGTCTAACCCCCTGCAATAGCTCTGATGCAACGGAAACAGGCCAGCGACTAAATGTAGAAAACAGCGGGCCCAAGTCTCGAATAAGCCCAGAAGTACTGGCTTTATCATAGTTAAACAAAAACCGAGATTGCGAGTACTTATTTAACTCGTCGCGCACAGCTTCTATTTTTTGGGCTTCCGGCAGGTCAGACGAAAGCAATTTATTTAGGTTACGGCGATTGCCGGCATCCATACCTTGAAGTAGTTGCTTTGGGCCTGTCTGCCCACTAACTAATTCTTCGGCCGCTTTTGTATTAAGCGTGTCCATTACCCGTTTGTTAAGGGTTTCTGTGTAACTATACACAGCCATAAGTTTATCAGACACATAATCAAGAGTTTCTTTGGGTACAGCAAAAGCAGGACTTTTTGCAAGTTCATTGCGGATTGTAGTCCTAAATGCCGGGCGATTAAAGTCCGAAGATAATCCTTGCGCCTCAAAACGCGCGTCAATTTCTTTTCCTTTTGACGCAGCAGCTTTCATGGCCGCAGGAAGATTTTTAATTGTCCAGCCGGGACCGTACTGCGGCGCTAAGACTGTAGCAGTACTTGACAAGTTTGTAAGCAGTGATTTTGGTTTTGTTAGTACGTTAACATAAACTTGTCGCAGCAAGTAGTCCATTGCTTGCGGGGCTTCTGATAATGTTTCAAGTAAAGCAGCCTTAGGTATGTTTCCTTGGGCACGCGCTTCGTCTGCGGCAACTCCATATTTTGTAGAAAACTTACGGCGGGCGTCTTCAACTGCAGCCGCCGCTGCGCCTTGTCCGCCCGACATATCCCGCACCCAGTTTTCAATAAAAGCCACGGCTTCTTTATCGCCTTCGCGCCCCGACCGAGCGGCAATCCGGGCTAGTTGCCCGCGCATTTCTGCTAGCGGCTCCTGCAAAAAAGCGCCGCGGACGTTGACATCGTAATATTTGTTTAGTAGTCGCACGGGGTTAGTTTCTTTGGCCCATTCAGGGTACTCGCCCTTACGTGCAAATATGGCAGATAGTGTGTCTGCACCCTCTGTAGACATATCCGACTTAACGCCACCCAAACTGCGCACCACACTGAACACATCTTCGCCGGACTCTACTCGCTTGCCGGTTAATGTTTCAAGCAATGTTCTATCAGACTCGCCCAGCACGTCATCTACGTTTCCGAACTTTCTCCAATTAGCCAAGTCGCCGCCGACTAAATCGCGAAAGTGATTAATAGCGGAGCGGGTTAAGTCTGTTCCCGTTTTGAGCATTTCGGGAACATAGTACTGTCCCCTGTCCTTAATCTTAACGCCGCGAGATTCTGCAAGCTTTTTGCCTGCGGCAAATCCCTCTTGTAGCAACTTTACGGCCGGCTGCATTTCGTCTGTAATAGCGGACAAGTCGCCGCCCTCTGCTTTGCGCATTGCCTGAAACAACTCGTCGGGACTGTATGAGGCGTTTTGTAAAAGCTTGTCTACAGGCTTTGCAATCTTAACGGCCATTTGCGCTTTTGTATTGTCAAACTGTTTCATTGCTGAGGAAGTGTTTTGGATTACAGGCTGCAGTTTTGAGCTGTACATTTCGTCTAGTTCGTTTGCAAATCGCCCAACGTCGCCCTGCCTTTGTACCATGCGCAGGAATCCTTCGGCCGCTCCGGAATCGGGCCCAATTGCGCCAATTTCCTTTTGCGCGGCTTCAATGGCCTTGGTAGTAACGTATTCGTCAATTCGTCTTCCGGCAAACTCGTCGCCGCGGGCCGCTAATTCCTCTACAAACTTTTCCGGGTTTTTAGAAATAGCGGCGGGACTGCGGCCTAGAGACTGTTGCAAAAACTCCCGTACGTCTGCGTCCTTAAGGAACTTAGACTTTTCTTTATTGGCAACTACGTCTGTAAGTTTTTCTGTAAGATTAGAAAATACGTTGTCGGGATTTTCCCTTAGTATGCCGGCTGCGCGGGCATCTATAGTGTTATTAAAAGCTTCGAGGGCTTCTTTGCGGGCGCGTGCGTTCTCTCCAAACAAAGACGCCGTGCCGCCTATAAAAGCGCCGCCGAGTGCGCCAGCAGCAGCAAGCTTGGCCTTGTCTAGAAGGGTGTCGTCGCTATCCGAAAGCAGCGCGGGGCCTCCCACAGCGCCCGCAACCGGAGCGCCTATTTTAATTGCCCGCCCAGCCTTTTTAGATATTGCCGAGGCGGTTTCTCCTGCGGCCGGTATGGCGCCCAGAAGCCCGCTAATGGCCGCCCCTGTCCCCTCTTGTCCCGAGGCGGCAGATGCTGCGCCAATTACCGCGCCTTCTAGTGCCTGCTCCGTTCCGGCTACGGCCCCGCCACCAATCTTTGCGGCCCTTTCGCCCACCCCAGCAGCACGTAATGCGCCGCCTGCTTTGGCTGCAATTGTTTTTGCCGCGCCAATTCCGCCCAAAATAGCGGGCGCAACTTCAGTAGCAATATCGGCAACCTTGCCGGCGGTTGTTGTACGCGCGGAAGCCTTTTCTTGCAAAGCCTCAAGCGCTTTCTCTTCCGCGTCCGTCGTCCCAAATTTTTTTACTGCCCCGGGTAGTAAAGATGCTGCAAAGCCGGCGGCTATTCCCGGGATTCCGCCGAGCGCTCCGGCAGCCGCGCCCGCCCGCGGAACGTACTTAGCGGCTTTTTCGTAGATATCACGCCCAGTCAGCTTGTCGTCATCTAAATCCGATGTTTCTACCCCCACAGTGAGAGGGGCGAGGTTCTGTAGCTTGTCTGCACTTACACCAAACTGCTTGGCGGTTTCTTCTATTTCTGCACGAGATACTTTACCAACAAAGCTTTTAGGTTCTTCTGGGGTTTCCGCAGGGCTTTTGGTTAGTCCAAGAAGTTCTTTATCGGCGTCGGTTAGGCCCTGGGCCGCTGGTGTAGGCGCGGTGTCTACAAGGCCCAGTAACTTTTTGTCTTCTTCTGTTAAATCTTTATCTGCAAAACTAACGTCGGGCGTTGTATCTGTAAGGCCCAGTAAACGCTTGTCTTCTTCTGTTAGCTTTGCCATGGGACTACATTCCTTTCGGAGCTTTTCCTAATTCACGCGCTTTTTCTTTGCCGGCAGGCGACAACTTATTAAACGCATCTACCGAAAGAATACCGGTTGTTGAAACAGCTGACGATTTTTCCTGCACTTTTTCTTTTGCAATGCCAGGCAACTCGGCGCTGGCCGCTGTGGGTTCGCGTGTTTGCTGCTGCGGGGCAGGTTCGCGGAGCAAGGCTTCTGCTTCTTTACGCCGCTTGCTTACTAATCGGTTCATTTGTTGCAAAACTTTAGCTTCGTCTACGTCGTCGCTAAGCCCGCTTCCAAAGAACTTCTTTTCATAAATCTCTTCTTTTGGAACACCGGCTTCTTCTAATTTTGACGCAAAGCCTTGTAACGCTACGGCCCTGTCTTTTGATTTAAGTTTAGGTAGTTGCCCAAGTTCTTTTTCAAGGCCTTTGGCTTCGTCCTCTTTAAGGCCCGCAAGTGCTTTAGCGGCCTGGATTCTAGAAGCGCCCGTACCTTCCCGTGCCGCAATTCGAGTACGTTCGGCATCCATTTCCGCTTCTGTAAGTCTTTGCTGGCTGCCCGCGGTAAACTTACTAGCTTCTGTTTTTAGTTCCGCAATTTTTTCCTGGCGACGCTGTTCTTCCGCGGTTTGCGAACGTGTACTGCCTAGCCTGTCTTTGGCAAGCGATGCGGCAAGCCCACTTTCGGTTTCCACTTCGGATAGTTTTCCGCGACGAGTAGTTTCTGCCCTGCCTAGTTTTTCTTCTTGTGTTTTTGAGTCTAGCGCTGCAACAGTTCCAAGTACTTCTTTTTGTTCTGAAAGTCTATCAGTAATGTCTTTAAAATTTGCGGCCCAATCGGCTTTGTTAAACTTAAGTCCGCTCATATCTACGCCTGTAGCAAGTCCTGTGCGGGCGGCAGCCAATTGCGTTAATGCCTGACCAAATGTTTCGGCTAGTTGGGCAGCCTGTGTGTATACGCGTTGTTTATCGGCAGCAGTTTTGGCTTCTTTAATGCCGGCCTTGTAGTCTTCTCGTACCTGACTTAGCGCGTCTGAAATTGTGTTATATTCGGCGCTAAACGCCTTTTCTGCCGCGGATGTCTTTTCTCCGCGTGTTTTAAAAATATCGCTAAGTTCTTTTTCGTACGTTTTAAAACTGTTGTCCGTAACCTTCTTAGGTAATACCGGTTCGTAAGACGCTGGTTTTACTTCTTTAGTTGCTGCGCCTATTTCCTCCGTTAACGTGCCGGAACCGCTACGCGTGGAGCTGGCTAGGGGCAAGCCCTGCTCTTGTTGCTCTTGAGTTTGTGGAACCGACTGTGTTTCAGAGTCATTAAGCGCACTATAGCCAAGGCCGCCGGCTAGTGCTGCCCCTGTTCCTACTGCCGCGGCGGTTTTAGGTTTTTTAGTAAATGGGGCCGTAGCCTTACTTAGTAACTTAGGTGTAATACGACTTCCCATGTTATCCTCCTGCAAATCCGCCAAGTGCTCCACCCATGCTTCCGCCGGCACTTACACCGGCCATTACAAGCGGTGCTGCAGCGCCTCCGGTAGCTGCAACTGCACCTCCACCAAGTATCATACCGCCAATAGTAAACAGTGCTCGACTTGCTGCCGCACGGTTGCGCGCATCTGCAGCTTCTTTAGCCATACGCGCTTCAAGTGCTGCGCGGGCTTTTGCAAGCTCCAGCGTTACGTCATCAATCGCTTTTTGATTAAGCAATCGGTTTTCATTGATAATAGACGAAGATGCCAGCTGCGCCTTACTTTGTGTCCTAGCTATATCTAATTTTGTTTTGCTAGAAGACTCGGCTTTAAATAAACGAACGGCTTGAGAATCTTCTAAGTCTCGCGCAGAAGACTCTTGCCTCATTGCGGTTTGAATCTTGGCGCTGGCCATTTTAAGCATGGCCATTTTTTTGCGCGACGCATTTTGTATGGCCTGTTGGTAGTCCGCCATTTCTTCGCGAGTACGTGCTTTAGTTAATGTCCAGTCTAGAAGTTGCCGCTCATTCCACTGTGTGCGGCCCAGCTCGTCTCGGTTAAATTTCATCTGGTCAGCGTACAGACGTTGCTGTAATCCCTGCCCAAGACTAGACAGCTGCTGCTGAAAGTTGTTTTGTAGCTTTTCAACTGCGGAGGCTTTTTCGCTTAGAGATAGTTTACGCGCAGCTTCGGCCTGTTGCTGAGCCATGCCGGCTAGAGGGGCTACGGCTTGTGCCTGAGATTGCGCAGTTTCGGCTGCAATTTGGCCGCGTTCTGCTGCCGCCTGGCCCCCTGCCTTTTGTAGGGTTGCAAGAGTCGGCGCCTGTCCCGGCGTCTGAAGAGCTGCGCCCAACTGCGCCTGCTGGTTAATGGTTGCGGCGGCCTGCTGGGCCTGGCCCAGTCCGCGAGTCGATGCGCGTGCGGCGTCTGCAAGTCCTTGAATTGCCGCCTGTTGTGGCGAACGAAGTCCCATTGCGGCTCCTGTAAGCAAGTGTGTAGTATGGGTACTGTATCACGTAGTTATAAGTTTAGCAACTGCCCGAAGTTTTTCTATTTGCAGTTCAACAGACTCTTGGGAGAAGGCGGGCGCGTTTAGCCGCGCAACCGGCGAGGGCATTGGAAACAGTACATACTGCGTAGCTAGGCCGGAAAGTTTGTAAGACTTCCATGCGTTAGTACCTAATAATACTAACAAATTACACGACTCAACTTCTTTGTCTAGGCTGTACGTGGGCTTTGGGCAGTGCGCAAGGACAGCAAAAGTATTGGGGGACAGTGAAGGATTATTAGCTGCCGTTAGCCAGCGCCGAAACTCGATGCCGGCCTGACTATTCCAAAAGGTTGGCGGGCCGGAAGAAACTAGCGCAACTTTCACTCAGTAGCTCCTTTGGTAGGGGCCGCTTCTTCTGCTGCTTTAAGCCTCTCCTCCTGGTCTGCGGCTTTTTTAGCGTCAACCAGTTTACTGGCCCCGCTAGCAGTAGCCGAAATAATTGCTGCCACGCTTTCGTATTTACTTGTTGTGTTGGCGGCTTGTGCGGCTTGCCGGGCATCGGCAATAGACTGCGCATTTCTAAACGCGGCCATTTCTTTTGTCGATGTAATTGACTGTTGCGTTGAGCGATTTTGGAAATCAACGGCCTGGGTTGTGCGTTGCTGCAAGGCATCCAAGTCAATCCCGGCCACTTGAATTGCAAAATCTAAATCCATGCCTTGTAGTAGTACTTCAAACTTGCGCTCGTCCGCCTTTAGTAGTTCTTCAAATAACAGGCTGTTTTTTAGTGTCTGTTCTTCGTCGCGGAGAATAGTGCGGGTAAACTCTTCTTCAAAGTCAGCGGCAGAGTTAATACGTGCGCGGGCGCCTTCATTCTGCAGCTTTTCTACGTACTGGTCATTGGCTAGCCGGGCGTAAAACCCTGCCTGCTCTACAACGGCCTTGTCTTTTTGAAAGTCTAATTCTCCCTGCTGCATGCCCGACTTAGACAAAAGTTCGGACGCGCGCGATAGATACTCTTGCTGCGTGTTAAGTGCCCGCTCGTCTAGCTGTTTTGTTGCTTGGGAAAACACCTTTGCTTGAATTTCTTCTTCGAGTTTTGCGCCCTGCGCTGCGGTTTGTAACTTTTGCTGCGTCTGTTGCACTTGCTGCTGGGCTAGGTTTTCTGCTACTTGCTCCTGGATATTTGATACGCGCGAGGGGCCAAGTCCCGTACCACTGCCGACTGCGCGACCAGACGCTGCGGAAGTAGCTGTTTGAACAGCGGCCTGTGTCGCATTGCCGGTCCCAACAGGCTCCTTTTGAAGTTGGGTTGCGGTATTTTGAAACAGCGTTTCTGCTAGTGAAGGTTTGCGTGCGCCCATTATCTTAACCTTTGCATAAATTGCCAGTCGTTACCAAGATTAAACAGCATCTGAAGTTCCTCGTTAGACGGGGGCCGATTTGCATTACTTAGCGCCATAATAAAGTTAATGTTGTTGCGTTCTTGACTGCCTAAAGGAAACCGTTTACTTTGTTCCCGGTTATTGAAGCGACGAAATTGAGATGCCCAGTAATTCGTCGTACCTTGCCACTTGTTACGTGTTACTTCTAACGCGTTGCTTGGCAGTCCCCCTACAGCAATTTGATTTTGTATTTCCTCTACCGGCATGCTGCCACTGTCTGCTTTGCCTGCGGCCATATTACGAGAGTATTCTAAGACCCGCTCCGCTGCTGGGCGTAGGCGTTCGTCATTTTTAGCGGCATCAGCAAAGCGTTTGTAATCTGCCGAACTAAGTAATGTTTGTCCATCGCGGTTTAATAGGTTTTGCAATTCAACGGAAACAGTGCCGTAAACACGGTCACGTTCTAATTGCGCTTCTGTTTCGCGCGCCTGTTGTTGAACACGCGCCTCGGTTTCTGCCTGAATCCGCTTGAGTTCGGCTTCTTGTGCAAGTTTGGCCTGTCGTAGTTTTTCTTCGGCGGCCTTAGCTTTTTCTTCGGCTTCTTTTATACGCTGTGCTTCTGCTTCTTTTGTCCGAAGCTGCTGAGCATTGTTCAACACGGCTGGCAGTTCGCGGACAAGCGCGAGATTTTTGTTGGATTCTAGGCCTATACTTGAAACTTGTGCAAGTGCGGTTGTATAGGAAGCGTCGTTGTCCATGCTGTCAAATAGTAGCTTGGCCGCGTCCCGTAGCTCTGGCTTAACAAACTTTAGAATCTCCTGCCGTTCCTGCGGAGTTTCATTTTTAAATCGCTCAACTTCCGACAGCTTTCCGCCGGATATAGTGTTAAATGTGGTTTTGGCCTGGGGCAGTGTGTCCTTTGGAAGGTACTGCGCGTTGCTTCTAAACTCGTCATCCCGCAAGTTTTTTATTACAGGAATTTCAGATAGTTCATTTACAAAAATTCCTGCATCGCGAAGGTTGCTAATGTCCATATTAGCGTAGGCGCGGGCTGTAGACGGGGCACGCTTAACCAGTTCTTGCATTACGGCGTCAAGCTGAGCCTGCTGCGGGCCATTTAAGTTTTTGCGAATAGCCAGGTAGTTTGGTATTTCTGCAATTTGGCCGGAGGTTGCGGGAGCCTTAGCGTATTCGGGAAGAAGAAAGGCTAGTACATCCGCAGGTGGATTGCCTACTAGTTCTTTGTTAGTTCTAAATACTCGGTTTGCTTCGGCAATTTGCGCACGAAGTGGTTCAACCAGGGCACTTACGCCAATAGCGTTTTTTTCAATCCACTCTGCAAATGGGCGGGAGCGCTCGTCTGTTTTAAGTTTGTTAAGGACTTCGGGTTTTTGTAGAGCGTCGTTTACAACGGCCAAAAGGTTGGCGTCGGAAACTATTTCAGAAACGGGCACAGCTGCGCCGTTTGGTAACGTGACTGTGTCCCCGTCCTGCATCTGCTGCTGAATGTTATTAAGTTTTTCTTCTTGGGCGCGGCGGCCAATTAGCCCGAAGCTGCGGAGTTGGGCGCGGGCGTCTTCCCGTACCGACGGCGGCAGGAGTGCGTTGTTGGCTGTGTTGGTTAGCCGTTCGGTGTTAAGGTATTTAGTTTGCCGTACTTCTTCAACACGGACTTTAACATCTTCCCAGTTAAGGGCGCGAAGGCCATCCACTGTTAGGCCAAGCGTATTGGCGGCAGAAACGGAGTCCGTAAACCCCAGGGAGCGCCAGTCATCATCTGACAACTTGGCCATTGGAAAGCCGCGGGCCAGTGCTTTTGACGAATCAAGTTTTTGTATTAGTTCAGACGGAGTTGGGGCCTGGAAAAATTGCGCCAGTTCTTCTGCGCCGGTAAACGGCCTGTCTGGAGTTCCCACTGTCCCTGATAACTGTCTTAGCGCTACTTGTTTTTCGGCGTCTGTAGCCGCCGGGTTTGCCAAAGTTGCTAGGTTGCTTCTGGCCTGCTGCAAGTTTTGTTCGTATTGCGGGCTATTCCTGTCTAGGCGGGCCTTTAATACGTCCTCTTTTACACTAAGCGAAGACGTAGGCAAAGCCGTAGTAAGCGTGCCGAAAGTTTCGCTAAGTGACTCTTGCGCCTTGCGGGCAATAGCCTCGTCCGCGCGTGCAAATTGTCCGAGTGCGTCTGCTTCTGCGTCGCGTTCGCCGGAGACTGTGCCGGAGCCCTGTTGTCTGGCGGCGCGGAGTGTGTCCTGCGATTCCACGGCGCGGCGAGTAGCTGCTTTTTGCTGGGCCGGAGTTCCCGTCATCTTGGCGGCATCTGGAGATGCGCCGGCCACTGCGGCTTCTGCTGGGGTATTTGGGGAAGGCTGTCCTTGATTAAGCAACTCGGCCAATGTTTGGCCTGTGGTGTTGGAGGTTGCAAGCATGCCCTGAGACTTGACGAGCTGGTCGCCTTGCCTAATCTGTCGGCCGGTTTGGCCTGTCGATTTTATACGTTGTCCCATCGGCTAGCAACCCCCTGTTGTATCTGTAACACACATTTTGGCGGCCGTCTATTGGAAGTTAAAGATGTTTTCCGGCTCGGGCTGGCCCGGTTTCCAGGTACATAGCTTGGTTGCGTCCGTAATAGACAGAGGAATTCCAATGTCTTGAACAAGTTCGGGTTTAAACTCAACAACAAACCCGCGGTATGCCGGCACCTTGACGGTTATGACGCCGCTTACATACTGATGTTTTACTTTGTCAAGTTTTCGTACGTAACGTAAATTAGACATTAAGGCACCAGTGTTGAAAAGTTTGCGGGGGACATTCCAATCATTTCTATAGTACTTGGGCCGGCTACGTCGGGAATTAATGGATAAATAGCACCGTCGCCCATTCTCCACCAGGAAATAATGTTGGTGTTATAAAAAGCAAGGGATGCAAGGTTGCCCGGAGTTCCGCTATTGTAAATAGCAGTGTTTTGAGTGCCGGACAGGGCCGTGTTCCAAATACTCACTTCATCCATGTAGCCAAACAGTGTATTGCCGCCTGCGGAATTTGAGCCAATATCAAAGGGCTGTGCTGCGGGGTTTGTTGTTAGTGTATTGATGTTTGTTGTTAGTCCTTGCGCCGAGTCATTTACTCGAATAACAACGCCGCCGGGAGTTGAGCTGCCGTTGTACGTAACACTAATATGATACCACATGTTAGTTGCTATTGCTGGGGCCGTTGTAGTTACACGTAGTTGGCTAGAGCCGCTGCTTGAAATATCAAATGTAATTGTGCCGCCAGCATTGTGCCATAACGCCCAGCCTGCAGCCGTTCCTGTATTAACTTTTGTCCCTGCAAAAAATCCCACTGTTAACAGGCTGGTGGCACGAAACCAGCCCGACAGTGTAAAAGAATTTGTGCGCAAAAAATTAAACGGATGTTGCGCTCCTGTTAGTAAACTTAGTCTATTGCTTGTTAAGGTTTGTACTACTGAAGTGTTGTTTACAAAAGCAGGCACTAATCCGGGAAAGTAAGTTGCTCGGCTGTTCCAAATAAGCGCATCAAGCCGAACATTTGCCACCAACGCCTGGGTTGCGGTAATGTTTCCGCTTCCTGCAGTAGCCGCAATAGCCCAAATATTCCATACTGCTGCTGAGTTAGCTGCATTTGGTACATCTGAAGAACCGACGTAGGTAATACCGTTTTCTGTAGCCATCCGCCAACTTTTAGACGCCGGATACCTAGCAAGTATACCGGGAAGCCAACTGTCTAAGAATTCCGTAATGGAGTAGGTTGTGCTCATTGACTTACTCCTTTCCGGTAGTTTGTGCGGCCTGTTTAACACCCTTGGCTGTAAGGGCAACTACTTGATATGTTACGGCGGATAGCTGCAAGTCTTCGCGTACGCGCGCATCAAAGAGCCGCACTTGGAATGCAGTTGCCTTTCGGTTGCGCACCGTAAATCGGACAGTGTCTAGGACAACATTGTTTTTGTCGCCCAATCCGCTTTGGTTATTTTGTGGCGTGCGGATTTCGGCCTTGTCGGTGTCAACCCACTGTCTGGTGTTATCATTTGCCGTTTGAACCGTCAAGCCCAGTATGTTGGTGGTGGGGACGCGGAACCTTAAGGATAGGCTCGATAGCAGCTTGCGAATGCCCGGAGCGCCGAAGTCCATAATCCGGAAAGTAACCGCCCGTTCGAAGGCCTCGCCGCGGGGCCCTTGATAATCAAAGGAGGTATTTGCGTTTCTAAACTGAACTACGTCGCCATTGGGCAGGCTGTAGACGGATTTAGTTCCCGCCTGGTTTACTGCCATGCCAAAATCAACGCCTGTAAAAATTGCCCACGAGCCGATGCCGTTTGCGTCTAAATACTCGCGCGCGTAGTTGTACGTTAGCTGGACGCGAGTGCCGTCTTTTTTGTACGCCGATAGTTGGTACTGCGAACTGCGCAAAGCGTTGTGGGCAGTGAACTCTGCAATGCGAGAAGTGTCTAACTCGTCCCAGAATCTGCCCAGCCGTTGGCCTACGTTTCTAAACTGCATGTCTTGGTTTATCTGGTATACGCCCGATGCGTCGCAGAATGTTGTTCCGTTTTTGGTACTTACAACTGTATGCGGAGCCTGACAGCCGCGGCCTTGAGTTTCAAGGCGTTGTACGGCATTTCGTCCGGCGGCTTTTTCATTTAAATCTACAAGGTATGCTGATTGTTGTTTGAGCACTAGGAGCGCCGCTGCGCGTGCCGATGCCGTAAAAGCGGACTCGCCAAAGAACGGAATCATGCCGGTAATTGTTTGCCCGTCGCCCGGAGCCACATCAATTGCAGATTGGGACAGTGAATCAATTTCAACAAAAGGTGCGTCAAACACTTCCGGAGTATTGGCATAAGACGCAAGTATGCGCGAACCGTATGCTAGCGTTTGGAATGGTATGTCTGTAGACACGGGAGCAATTGCGCCAAAAGAAAACCAACGCCCATTTGTAACATTTGCTAAAAACACGGCGGGGGTTGTATTTGCCCACTCCGGCCGCTCAATAATAATCTGCGCAGTAGACTGATACCCGCCGGCTTGCGCCGATAGCCAGGGGCCCAGCGTAAATGGGTTTACTGGGGTAAATGTAGGATAGAGCCGCTGATGTGCGTTAATGGCCAAGGCTAAACGGTATACTGCAATGTTGCGCACGTCAGTAGACAACGCTTGCCCCGAAACGGTTGCAAAGTTGCCGTCTATGCCAGCCCATACAGGAACGTTGCGCGTGTTAACTGCAGCAACACTCATGCGGTTTACAACAGTTCCTGTAACGCTGGCCGGAACACTTGGCCAGTTTACGGTAAATGTTGTGGGCGTAGGCGCAGTTGCAACTAGCCACCAGCCAGCAAATTGTAAATTGTTGTTTGGCGCTACAGCCGAGTGAAACAGGTATACCCACGAGTTTGCAGCTAGTCCATGTGCAACGGCTGAGGTAACTGTAAAAGTGCCTGCGCCAACTGTAATACTATTTACCGTAATTTCGTTCTGTGTGCGAAACTCAAACGCTTGGTAGTTTATATTGTCAGAAGATGCAACTGTAGAGGTGATGTCGCGTTTAAATGCAATTACAGCACTGTTTAGGTTTGCGGCCGTTACAGGGTTGCTGCCGGAAGGTTGCAATACTAGGTTTTGAGAAGACTTACTTTCAAAGTTCCCAAGTACTAACTTAGAGCCAATTTGTGTCATTTCTTTTGCAGGCAGCGGCCCAGTCCAGGCTGGAGCAAGTTCGGCGCCCGTACGGCCTTCAACAAAAGAATCCCTGTCTGTATCGGAAAACTCATTATCGGCGCGCGTGTCTGTAAACAGGATGTAGCCGTCTTGGTTTACAAAGGACAGCGGTAGCGTAACTACTCGATAAAATGGTGCAGCCTGCCCCGCAAGTGTGCGGAATATTGAAATTTGATAGGAGTTCCAATCGCGGAATCCAAATAACGGCAGACTTGTTAGTTTAATTTGTACGTTTGATGCCTGCGCAAATTGCAGGACAGAGTCTCTATCGCCAAAGGTTGCGCCCGATGCAACTACTCCGTTTTCGTCAATGTATTCAATGCGGAAGTAATAGCGGTAAATTAGTGTCGGGGTAATAGTTGTTGGCACTCCGACAATTACGGCATCAACAAATACTTCGTCGTTGGATGCATTAATGCTTGTGATTGTTAAGACTTGTCCAGTGCTGGTTGTAATACTTTGGCCAGCAGCAAAGAATCCCGCTTCCCCGGGAGCAAGCGTAAACTTTGCGCCTACTAAAGATGCAACAGTTGCTACAGGATTACCAGAACCAATATTGCCAGTTCCCGAGTTAATAACAGAGAAGAAGGCCTGGGGCATCCAGTTAGGAACGCCGGAAGTCATGACGTTTATGCCGTCAAACTTTAGTGGCGTTTCTTGGCCATTTGACAAATACTCGCTTTCGGATAAAGATACGGAGCGGGAATATGGTTCGCGAAGAACGCGGGGTGCTTGTTCCAGTTGCGGAGTAAAATCTAGTGCAGCTGCCGCAGTACTGCTTGGGATTGTAGCAGGAACAAACGCGCCGTTGTCGGCAAGTGTCATTTGCAAAGTTGGGACATTATATGAGTTTATATTAAAGTCGTCGTTGCACGTGTCTAGCACATAGGGAACTATTGTGGCCGGTTGAGCCGTCATTTCTTTATTGGGGCCGGTAGCCGACGTTATAACTAGTTCGGGCGCATCGGCGTTAATAGCAAGGATGTCATACGCTCCGCCGAAGTGCGCTGCTTCGCCGGTTATCATAATTCTTTGGCCGGGGCTTAAGAATTTGATTGCAGGCTTAACTGAGGCCTCTAAAGTAAATTCTACTGTCCCGTCAAGTGCGGTTGTCATTGTGCCGGTTAGGGGCGTTTGTCCGCTTGTTGTTCCGGCCGGGGTCATAGCGCAGGCTGTGAACCTAACTGCCGAGGTGCCTTCCTGGGTAAGTACTTCGTACGGGGCGCCAAGAAATATATAACTGTTAATTGACGTGTGGATAACGCGATTGCGACTAATGTAAAACAGCTTAGTTAAGTCATACGCTATTTCTTCTTGGAACCGGGACAGTGTTGCCCGCAGAGTAAACGGAGAAATGCCGGCTGCGGTTGATAGTACCTGGTGCGCATTGTTATCTTCTGGAAGCGAGGACTGCAAAATGTCGCCTACAATAGGCACGCCTTTGCTATCTTCGGTGCGCGAGTAGGATATATCAAGAAGGGGGGATTCAGTAAATACACCGACTTCCGCAGCGGCTTCTGTAGTATCGTACCTGTTGTCTGATACGCCTGGTATTTCTACAGTAATTGCAACTGCAGTTGGAGAATGCGCCAAGTCAAACGAAGTAATGCGCCACTCGCCGATAAGTTGTGTCCACGGTGCCGAACGCACAGATAACCAATCTGCTGTGCCAACGGCTGCCGACAGCGGCGTACCAACAATTGTTTTATTTGGGGTATTTATAATAAATTGAACTAAGTTAGCAGATTGCCAGGCAATTGATGTACCAACTGCCCAGCCATCTTCTCCGCCGGTGTATTGAATATAGCCTCGCGTACGTTGTGAAGTAATTGTAGCGCCGGTAAATGCCGGGCCCAGTACAACGTCTTCCGCAACAGGTAGTAAGCCTTTGACATTTAAATTAAATCGCCAGGGCTCTAGGGGCAAGCCGCCGCTTGGGTTTGTGCGGTAGCTGTTAAATTCCGGTACTGAAATATACTTGAGTAGGTTGCCGTCCTTGCTTGCAGTAAGGCGGGTTTCTGCCTGCGCAGTATAAAAATCTAGAGAGTCGGTGCGGCCGGGCTCAAGGCCATCGGCATCTCTGTAAATTTCAGGCGGTAATCCATATACTGCACCTGTAAATTCGCTGGTAAGAACTGTTCCAGGCGGGAGGGTTGCGCCGTTAATTTCTATTCGCGATACGTATTCTTTTTCGGGAATAGTCAAGACGCGAACGCCGCGGGTAAGGTTTGTAAATGGCGCTCCAGTTGATTGGTTTGTTACATTAAGTACAAGCTGGCCTGCCGATTCGTCAATACTCACACTATTAATTTGGATGTATCCGGGTTCGGTGTAGGTAGTCCCGTAGTCGTCGCGGTAGTAGTGCAGTAAAGTGTCGCCGCTTTCGGAATTAGACGAAACAACTTGGAAGTTACATAGCGGGGTCGGGATGTTGACACGGATTTCAATTGAGCCGCCGTTGGGTAATTCAAAAATGTCTGATGTCTGGCCAATATCAATTGGAAGGACAACAACCCGCCATGTAGAAACGTAGGGCATTACTACAGTTAGTACCTGCGTCTGTGCGTCGTACCGAGTAGCGCCCGCGCCCTCTACCGGCGGAATTTCGGATGGGGAAAAGGGAAACCCATTTAAATCATACACGCGCACAATAATTTGTGAGGAGCGTAACTTGCGCCCAAACCTGGGGAGCGAGCCCATGCCGTCAAATACCATTGTGTCGGTTGGGTTAAGTACGTCAAAAAATCCACCGTTGCCGTCATCTTGTGGAGAATCTAGCTGAATGCTAGGTACTTCTGTAGTGGCAAGAAAAGTGCGCCAGTCGTTTAACGCTTCGCCAATGACTAAAAAATCTAGGCTAGTTGTTGTTGAAATATTTTGAAACGAGTTGGGGGCAGTAGGAGTTCCCGCCGAAGCCATTCTAATTCCGGTAGCGTCTCTAGAGCCGGGCGCACGTAAGGCACGCCACAGTGTAGATACTGTATTTATAGAGTTTATAAGCCCTGTTTCGGCTTGTGGAAATGCTAGGCTAGTAGGTGATGTGCCGGCCGGTATTACTTCATAGTTAAGTATTTCCGGGCCGCCGTTGCCAAATGTAGTTCTTACTGTCCCCTCGGGGCCGAACACTAGATTGGCGGGGGTGGTATTAGCGTGTCCAACAAGCAGAAGTTCGCGGGCGGGGTTAATGCGCCACAGGTTTATGCGCTTTTCTTTCCACGGCGCCGGGTCTAAGTCTACCACAAAAGAATTTACTGGGGTATTAAGTAGCCGGCTAATTGCCTTAATTGGCACGGGAAGGGTTCCGATAAACATCTCGGTGCCCTTGCGGGAGCGGATAAGGCCGTCGGAATTAAATACTACGTTATTGGCGGACTCTACATAGCCCGGGTCTACCCTGTCTTCCGAAGACAGCTGGTCTATGCCGCCGGGAAATTCGGTTTCGGCAATGCTGGTGGGCTGCGGTACATTCCGAAATCCCATTTAGTTACCCCCCGAAATCTGTTGGCTGGTATGTAGTTAGCATACCTTTTTTGTTAGTCCGCGGCAAGTGGTATTGCCGGCTTATTACCTACTAGAATATGGGCGACGAACTGCTGGGCCTGTGTTGGTGCCGCCCCAGTTTCTAGAGGAAAGTCCAACCTTTACGCTATTTTGGCGACCGGCATGAGTCGCCTTTAAGTCGCGTTCAAACTCGGATGCTAATTTAGAGGCTGCGGCAACTTCGCCGCCGAGTTTAGCCGCACACTGGAAAAAGGCGTGTTGAATAATAAACTGGCCAACGTCGTCTTTAAACACGGGCACGGGACTTGAACCGGCAAATGAAATTAAGTCATCGGACGTGGGCGGGTTATTTACGTCAAGCCCACCAGTAGTTACTTCTAGTCCAAAGACTGTGGTTTTAACTGGGGTTACTCGAACGGTTACGCGCCCGTTGATAAAGGACTGTACTTGGTAGGTGTTTTTGTAAACGCCTGTTTCGCCGTCGTAAATTGAAATATACGAAAGGTTTGAGCTTTGATTTTGCGAAATTTCCGAAATAGTATCTGTCAAGATAAAGGAGTTGTTTACCAAGTTTACTGTGGCAATTTGGCCCTGTGGTACTGCAAGAGGCGACGGCCTTTGTAGATACCAGATTCGATAGCCGCCGTCCGGCCCATTTGGCTTGGGAAGGAACCGGATTTCATTGCCTAGAATTTGGTAGTGGGTTGAGTACTGTGCGCCTTGGCCGGGGGCGTACTCGTACAGGTGCGAGAACTGCTCGCTAATTGCGCTCATTGGGATTGGCAGCTGATTGACTAGCGCTTCTACTTTTTTAATTGAGCCGGATAGCGCGTCGTCCGGTATTTGGAATGCGCCCGATGCGGGGGTAGCAATGTCTACAAACTTAAGTAGAGGCTGGTGGTACACGCGCCGAAGAATGCTTGCCGCCATGATTTGGCTGCGGTTTAGGGCGCCGAGTATGTCATCGTTTGACAACGATTCATTATTTAGCTCATCGGTAAGGCTGCGCACTTCGGCAATTAAGTCCGTTGTAGTAAGGCGTCTTGACATATGCGCAGTCCTTTATATAACGGAGTGTTAGCAGTCCCAACGGCGAAGTGCGAGCGCTTTTCTAGTTGGGCGGCCTTTTTCGTCTTTCATTGGCCCCTTATTGCCCCGCATGCGCGCACAAAAAGATTTGCGGCGAGCGGCGGATTTAGGCGAGCGTTTTGCTTCGTTGGCGGTTACCGGCGCCTGTAGGTCGCTGCCAGTTTCGCGATTAATCCGTCTGCGGCCGCTTTCCGTTAGCCCCCCTTTTGGAGACTTGTCGCTTTTAAGCAGTGATATGTTTTTCTTTTTCACTTAGCCGCCTTTGTATTACTCACAAACTGCTTGCTTGCGCCGCCTTCTTTTTTCTTTTTAAGGGCTGTAGCTTTTAGTTGGGCGCGGGTTAGCCGGTTTGCTCGCGCGCGTGGTAAACACCTGTCGGGATTTGCCTTATCTTTACTTGTCCCGCACTCGCCCTTAACTTTGCCGTCGGTGCCGATGCGTACCCAGTCTTCTTTAAGCCACTTCTTTAGTGCGCCCATCTAGTCGCCCTTGCCGCGTTTGGCGTCTTTTGCGTAGTTTGGGTCTTTGCAGTACTTGCTGGCCGCTAAGTTAGCGTAAGCACTAGGGTATCTATCGAATGTGCGCTTGGCCCATTCAACCCCGGCCTTGCATATTTTCTTAACGTCCTTGCGTTTCACAGTTCGACAGTTTCCTCGTCTTCCTCTTCTTCTTCCATTTCGTCCATAGGCTTGGCGGCGGACAGGCCGCGCTTGCGCATTTCGGCCATCAATTCTTCGTCTGTCATTTCCGACAGTTCTTTTTTCATGTCGGACTCTGGCGCTTCCTCTTCCGAAGACTCTTCCATAACTTCGTCCATTTCCATGCCTTTTGCCTTTTCGGACATCATTGGCATTTCTTTCAGCTTGTCCATGCCTTTTTTCAACATAGCAACTTTCATATTCCGGACTCCTCCTTAGGGGGTTGTTGGGGCGTAACATACGGACGATACTGCGCTACTGGCCCTCGAATATCACTATAGCGTTTTATTGCCTCAATATCAAGTGCCACGCTGCGCAATGAATCCGATATCTTATCCGAGGACTCTTCTAGTTTTTCAGACACGGTATCAAACTTAGCCTCGATGCGGGTAAGGTGCCCAGTAAAAACGTCGAGCATTCTATTGGCTAGGCGCCAGGCCCCAAACAAAACTACTGCTAAGAGTACCATAGCACCGGCCGGGCCGGACAGGGCGCTGACTACTGTGGATACTACAGTTGCGATTTCGGACATGACAGGCTCCTTACGTACCGTAGAACGGAATAGCACGCAGTGTGCCGTTAATATTAATTTGAATATATCCAATAGGCTGCGCTGGTAAGGGTGTTCCGCTGCCCCCGCTTACGCCTGGGGACAGTGCAGTATTTATTCTGTGAGTAGGCGATTCTCCATTTGCCCCAATAGTGTGGTCACCGGCTGCGCTAATTGCATGAACTTCGCGAATACTTAAAGAAGCGCTGGGTGTTAGCTGAAGATTATAAAAAGTTCCGCGTTCAGTAGAACTCCAAGTGTTGTCTGCGCCAACTTGTAAACGTGCTCCTCCCTGTCCAGCAAATGCGCGTGTCCAATCTGAGCCGTCCCAGCCTCCCCAATTTATTTCGCCAAGACTGTCGCCTCCAAGCGGGGGGTTTGGGGAGCCAATTACGTTTCGTGCCCTTTGGAATCCAAGGCCCGGTATTCCCGTAGCTCGGTAGGTGCGTTGGGTAAGTGCAAACTCCTGGCTTGTGTCTTGAAAAATAGCAGTATCCGATTGAATACGGAGGACACCTGTTCCCGCTTCTGTTGTGCCCGGCCCAGTTGCAGATGGATAAAAGTAAATTCCGTCTAGTCCGCGAATACCTGCGCCGTTAGTTTCGCGGCCAACGCCCCAAATATAGGTGTCGCCTATGTCTGCGCGGCCGGTAATTCCGTCTTCTTCGTTAGACGCGTTAACTCTAATTGCACCATTCACGCGAACCAAAGCTACGGCATCGGCTGTAGTGGTGCCAATTAATAGCTGACCTGTACTGGTAAACCGCGCACGCTCGGTGCCGTCAGTTGCTGCAGCAAGCACATCAGTCGCGGGACTAAATAGTCCGGTGTCTGCGGCGCCTACACCTAAGCTTGGTGCAGAAACGCTGCCGACTGGGAGCACAAGTGCGCCGGTCATAGTGTCACCGGCCTTAAGTACGCGGGCGCCTAACTGGGTTTGGATAGCTGAAGTAACACCGGCCAAATATCCTAACTCTGTATTTGTTACTGCTGAAGCGGAGATTACACCAGAACTGTTAGACTGTAGCGCCCTGTCTGCGGTAAGTGCGGCAAGCTTTGACAAGTCAATTGCGGCAGATGCATTAACCTGGGCGTTAGAAACGCCGCCTGTTGCAATGGAGAAGGTTGCGCCAACTAGCTGAAGCGTTACCCCGTCTGCCGCGTAGGTTCCGGCGCCAAAGAACTGGTTGAATACAATATTGCTGACACCAACAACTACATTGTCTGTAATCTGAAACCAGCCGGTATTGGCTTGGGCAGTTCCCTCAGCGACCGTTACAAGTGCGCTTTCAAACTCGGGCCCTGTGTCCATGTCGGACGAACGTGCCCAGGCTCCGGCGGCTGCAACGTAAATGCCGTTTTCGGTAAGTGTTGACTGGTTTTTAACTAGTACTCTGTCCAATGCCACAACAGTTACGCCGTCAATTGTTGGCAATCCTGACAATGTAATGTTGGTGGTAGTTGCAACGCGCACGCCCTGTTTAACAGACGTTCCGCCCGATAGCGCGTCTACGTACTGTTTAGTGGCCGCGTGTAGTGGGTTAATCGGGTCGGCATTTAGTGTAAGGAAGCCGGTCATTGTGTCGCCGGCCTTGAGTACGCGTGCGTCTAGCTGAGTTTGGATAGCGGAGGTTACGCCGGCAACAAAACCAATTTCTGTCGACGTTGTAGTAGAGGTTTGAAGCAGGCCTCCAGAACCTGTGACAACTGCCCGCGATGCAGTCAGCGACGGAATTGTGACACCAGACGAATCAATTTGTGTTCTTAGTGCTGGGGTTGCCGAGCCGTTTGCTGCTGTGTAAATTTCAAGGCGGGAACCTTGTCCCGTAGCAGTTGCGTTTTCCGTTAGTCTTGAAACAATTCCTGTTCCAAATCCGGGGCCAAATACACCTGCGTTTGTGTACCCTTGCGCCCCAATAAACCCAATTGCATCCCCAGACAAAGCCTGGGTTTTTGTAACAACATCTCCGCGGCTGCGGGCAAGAACAATGCTAGCGGCACTTTCGCTAGATGCGTTGTTTGAACGCGACGCAAAGATTGTGTTGGCATTGTTGTGTTGAATGTTAACTGCGTTATTAGTGGACAGCGAAAACAAATTGAATGTTACGTTAGTTGGTGTGCCTCCGTGCACTACATCAAGAAGTCCCGCGGGCCCAATAACGTTTGTTCCAATAGAAACGCGTCCGGTGTCCGTAATTTTCATACGTTCGACGCCGGCAGTTGTAAAGTTTAGGGTATTGGCTGCACCACTATACAGACCAACATCCGTATCCCCTACACCAAGCGAAGGTGCGATATCCGTTCCTGCTGGTAAAATAAGCGCGCCGGTCATAGTATCGCCGGCCTTGAGTACACGCGCATTTAACTGAGTTTGAATAGCAGAGGTTACACCATTTACAAACGCGAGCTCGGTATTGGTAGTTACGCTGTGGGTTGGAATTCCATTGGCGTCGGAGATAAGTGCGCGGTTTGCAGTAATAGCCGCGGCTTCTACAATGGCGCCGGATGCCGACTGCATTACCCGATTGTTTACAAGTGCGGTTGTAGAGTTAGTTCCGCCTTTTGTAACTGATAGCGTTCCCGACAGGTTATTAATGTTAATATTGCCTTCGGCAACATCTACTGTGGGGTTTCCAGCAACTCCGTCTCCGTCCGTGACTGTGACGCGGGAAGAAGCGGCCGTTATAGTGCGGGTAGCTGCAGTGCCGGCGCCGGTGCGTGCAATTAGTCCGTTTGTAGCAAGAGCTGCGAGTGCCGTTAAGTCGGCGTCTAGCGGCTGTTTATTGTCCAGCTGTGTTTGAATTGAGGAGGTTACGCCCGAAACATAATTAAGTTCGGTGCTTGTTACGCTTGATGCAGAGATTTCGCCGGTTGCGTCTGATTCAAGTGCAAAGTTTGCGGCGAGTGGCGCAAGTTTTGACAACGCGATGTTATTGGGCAAATCGTCTTCGACAAGCGCGCGGAAGTCTGGTACTCCTGCTCCGCCGGTTGCGGGCCCCGAAAATACAAAGTTTTGCGATTGGTTAGCAAACGTTCCGGTAAGTGTCCCGGACATTGTGACAGGCGAGCCGCTTATGTTAAATACGCTGCCCGGTAGACTTAGGCCTACCGAGGTAACGGTTCCGCCCGCAATAGGCGCTGTCCAGGTAAGTATTCCGCTTGTGTCTGAGGTTAGGATTTGGCCCGAAGACGGCGGGAATGTTGGGGGCAGTGTATAAATATAGCTCGCGGTTAGTACGGGCGCAGAAAACCCTGTGCTAAATGTACCGCTGTCTAGCAAGAATTGGCCATCTGTCCGCACGTTCTGTGTGCCAAAGTCTGGCGTAATTTTGGTGCCGTCAATTGCGGCTGTAGGCGATACGTTTGCGTTGGCGATTAGGATGGGTACGTTTGATGCGCCTGTTAAGCGGCCTTGCGCGTCGACTAAAAAGGACGCAACGTTGGATGCGTTGCCGTATGCGCCCGCGGCAACCGCTGTGTTTGTTAGGCTAATCTGCGGGTTGGCGCCAATTCCATCGCCATTTGCAACGGCAATTTGCGACGCGGTTCCTTGTAGGATGCGCGTGGTATATGTTCCGGGGGCCTGGCGAATTGTAATGCCGGCGCCGCCGATTCCGGTAAGTCCGGTAAGTTCCGCGTTAAGTGGTTGTTTGTTGTCTAGCTGAGTTTGAACCGCCGATGTAACGCCGGACAAATAACCTAGTTCGGTAGAGGTAACATTTGATGCCTCAGTGACGCCCGTAGCACTTGATTGAAGTGCGCGGCTTGCCGTTGTCGGCTGGATTTTTGTAAGTGCGATGTTGGCTGCAGGTGCAACGTTGGCGTCGGCAATTCCAGAAATAGAGTTGGCGCCGGCAACAATTGTTTTATTCGTTAGTGTTTGAACGCCATCTTCGGTAACAATTTCTCCGGGGCCGGGCAGAGTATACGCGCCGCCAATGCCGCTAATATCTAACGCAACATCTGTAACTAAATCGCCGCCCAGTACTAGGTTTCTATCGGCGCCTTGCAAATCAACATTAAGTTGTCTGTCGGCTGCAATGTCAACTGGCCCTGCAATATCAGACTTGTAAGCTACGCGTAGGTACTTGTCACCGCCAACTGCAGTGTCAAGCGTACCAAGAGTTCCACTGGCCTGCGCTAATCCATTAATTTGCAAAATAACGTTTTGGCCGGACTGCCCGATGTTTACGTTGCCGCCCACGCCAGTTCCGCCGAGTGACGGTGCGTTGGGTGTAATGTTGACTGCGCCGACGGCCTGGATATTTGTTGACTGCGTCGAGTCGATATTAAATATGCCGGTGCCGCCCAAAGCGTCGATTTTGAGCAGGTTGGCGCGGGTATCGGGTGACGCCCCATCTGGTATAATAAGTCCGAGATTTCGCGTAATTACAGGCATCTGCGGTAGACTCCTCCAGATGGGTTGTCGCTTCTAGTTAACTGTATCAGAATGTTATGGCCTGCGCAATCCCCTTGTCTTCAAGGGTGCGGAGAATAACGGCGCGAAGTCCGGCAGCCAGTTTTTCTTTGTCTTCTGCGGACAGCTGGGCAACTACAGTTTTTACGTCTTGCGCGGGCTGGATGTAGGGGACAGTTAATTCTACCGGGTCGGTATCGTTGCCGGAAAGAAGGGTTGTAACTAACGTGTGGAGGGTTCGCGCAAGTTCTTCTGATTGAAGGGCGCGAATGTGAGCCTGTTTTTGAGAACCGTCTGTAAGTTCAAATTCAAGTATTGCCCGCACCCGCGCCTCCTAGGCTAACGTAGATTAGGTTGTTGCGGAGGAACCGTCAACATAACTGACATACCAGCGCACGCGGCCGGCTGTCAAAGCAGTGGTTGCAACAACGGCATTCAGTACGCGGGTTGCAGCAAGACGGGTAAAGGCGGTTGCCGAAGCATCTTTTGCGCTTGTGGCCGCGCCGTTGGCAGTGATTGCCGACGCTGTCAAGTTGCCTTCGGTTGCGACGTTTAGGCGGATTGTGCCCAAACTATCTGCGCTTGTGGGGGCAATTGCAATTTCTTGTACGATGCTTTGGATGATGGCGCCCGCGGGCAAAGAAACGCCCAGCGGAATAGTGCTGATAGCGCCGCCGTCGGTAGCAAAGTCATACACTGCAACTACAACACTTGCCGAGTTTTTAGCGGCTTGCGCTGCGGCGGCTGCGGCCAACTGGTCAAGCGCCTCGTCCTGCGCGGTTGGGGCAGGGCTCCAGTTTGCTGGCACAGCCGGTGTAAATTCTTCCGCTGTTTGCAGCACTTTAACTTCGCGCTGTCCCAGGCGGGGCCGGGGGTACGCGGTCGCAAGGGCCAACTGTTCGGACTTATTAAGTGGTTGTCCTGACATTAAGAATCCTCCATGTTGACGCCGCGACAGGGGGCATCAGCTTTTATAATGCAGGAAGTTACGCGGTTGTCAAGAGGTTGGTGGGGCGGGCTTTTTCCACAGAATGGGCTGAAGCGCTGCAATCCTGGGAGCTTCCTCTAGCAGTGCATGCCAAGCTGCTGTATTTACTGCGCGTTTTTGATATTCATTTACCTTTTTCCAGCCCAGTTCTTTCTTTATTTTATGAAAAGCTCTGGCTCGAGACACTACACTAAGAAACCAGCTATAGCACTGTCCTATTGTTTCTGTGATAACTTTTCGTTTAACATTAGCCATATCCGCTTTTAAGCACCAGGTAATGATGTCCCAATCGTCTTGGTAACGTAAGTTCTTGTTAAATTTAATTTTTTGTTTAATTTCATAAAACAGCGTATCTTTTAGTGCAATGCCATGAATCTGTACGTAAGACACAGTATAGTCTTGAGCAATCTTTTTTACGGACTCTTTATTGGTATATCTCGTTAAAATATCAATGACCTGCTCTTCGGTAAAATTTGACCGTGCTTTTGATAAGTTGTCTTTTTGTTTTCGACTTTTTGTTACTCCTCGATTAGAGCCAGCTGTTGGCGAGATATTAAAAAAAGGCTTACGTGTGTTTATGTAATACTGCTCCCGTTCGATGCATTTATCTGGTTCTACAAGTTCTAGTACTTCTATTCGCAAGTTTTCTATACCATACTTGTTGACCCAATTTTGTAGCCGGGGCGAATGGTGTTTGTTATTTCTAAGGTGGTTGCGGTGGGTACTCCATCGCGTGGCAAGCGACAAGGAGGCGGAACCTACGTATTCTTTATCGCCAGCAATTATTACGTAAATTCCCGTCTTGTTATGATATCCTGTTGGTAAAATCATAGACCCTCCCTGCCTGGGAATACCAGATAGGGAGGGCCTTGTCAAATACGGCTAGAAGATTAATCTAACCTATTGATATACTTATTAACTCACACTCATATTTGTTAAAACAGCGATTGCAGCCGCGCGTGTTGGTACAACGACGGCCCTTTGCTCCATAAAAAGCTGCAAGGCGTCGGAATAACCAGCGCCGCTTGCGGAAGTGCGCAAGAACTGGTTTTGGCCGCCAGCAGAAATTGTGCTGATGTCTGTTCCGTAGTACTCAAGTGCCGACTTGCCTTCTGGCGTTTTGCTGTCAGGCATAATGTAGACGCGGCGAGTTTTACAGAATTCATCCTTGCACAGCTTGATGGACGAGCTGCGGTCGCCTGAGTTGTGTAAGTACACTAGCTCAGACTGTCCACGAGTGTGGTCGCCAACGCTAACCAACCGGCGGTCAGTTTCGTTGATTTCCAGTAGCTGTTCCCAGACTTCTGCCGAAGTAACGGCTTTCTTGTACTGGTATGCGCCTGCGCCGGTGCGGCGTTCAGCGTCATCCAACACCTGAGCAAAGAATGTCAAGGACAGTGCATTGCCGCCGCAGTCCAAGCGTGTTCCGCCCTGCTGTCCACTCATGGTAATGCCCATGACGTTACGGCCGTCGTTAGCAGACAATGACTCAATACCTGCCAACACTTCTGTCAGCGTGCTGTAGTCTTGGTTGCCGATAGTTGTCAAGTTAGGAACAGTTTCCTGAACTTGGCGGTACATAACGTTTGTAGCAACAATGTTCGAAGCTGTCAAAGCCAAAGGCTGGCCAGCTGCGTTAACGGGCTGCAACTGAACGATTGAGCCGCGGATGTCTGGAGCAATGCGCACTTTGTAGGCGAAGAACGTGCCCGTCACTGTGGGGGTGACTGCCACGCCGGCCTGGGTAGCAACTTTAACCAAGTCGCCTTCCTGGAAGTTTGCAGCTACGCCGCGTGCCGTGTCGGCCTGTGAAATAGAGACAGTGGCAAAGCCGCCTGCGCCTGTGGTGTCAACTGCGTTTGCAGCTGCTTCGCCCAAAACGCCTGTTCCGTCGCCCATAAGCTCCATTGCCAACACGCGAGCGAAGGCCATAGCTTTCAAGTCGATTTCAACTTCCAGGGGCTTGACGTACGCTGGGCCCAAAGCCGCGCGCTCGATAACCTGGCGAGACATTTCAACAGTTGCCTGGTGCAGCTTCAGGATAGCTGTGTTTTCCTGCTGAGTCGAAGCCGAGCCGGCAGGGAAAGTTGCGATGCTGCCCAAAGGCTGCGGCGCAATTGCGGCATATCCGGGCGTGGTGTAATACAGGAACTTGATGTCTTTTGCGCCCGAGTCAGCAACGCGCAACTTGCGGAACAAGTCCCACATTGGAGAAACGCGAGCAAACATTCCGGTGTAGCCTTGGTTAAACCGCGTCTGCAGTACCTGGCCAATTGCTACCAAGTTAATATTCGAAATAGCCATACTAGTCGTAACCTTTCTTTATATCAAGCTTGGCGCTATTATTTGCTGCGCCAGCCTAAAGCCGAAGAGAGTGCCTCCGCAAAACCACTTTTGCGGGAGCTGGAACCTGGGGACTGGGAACCGCTAGCACTCTGTCCTGCGCCGGGGGAGGTACGCACGCCAACTGCTGCGGCGGCGGCCTCCTGGGCCTTAACGCGTGACTGAGTCTGGGAGTCGCGAGTCTTAGTTTGAATAAGACTTTCGATATCCCTGCTATAGAAATCTCTAGCACGTCTGAAGGCTCTGTCAATGACATGGGCCGGAATCTCGTCGTCGTCCCGCAAAGTAGACGTTAACTTATCTAGCTGCTCGTAGGCCATTTCTTTAATCTGGCGGTTAAGGACAGTTTCTAAGTTTGGGCTGCCAAGTTTGCCGGACAGGGAGTACTTCTGCTCAAACGGGGTAATCTCTTGCTGCAGGGCGCGAATGTCCATTTCTTGCTGGCGCTTTTCGGCTGCTTCAAGGGTTTTTTGCAGACGCTGTTCGTACTGCTCGCGGGTGCGACGTTCTTGTACAAGTTGCATTTCAATTTCTTTTTTGGCGCGCTCGGAGGGCGTCATTTCTTCCCACTCAAGCCGTTCCTTGTACTTGCCTTCAAGGAAATCAGTTAGTGCCTTGCCCTTGCCGTCTCCACCAAGCAGCTTGTCGATAACGCCTTCCTTGCCAAAGTTTGAGAAAGTTTCTTCAAGGCTGCTCCAGTTTTCGTGCGACTTTTTATAGGTGTCAACGTCTTGAACTTCCGCGCGGAACCTGTCCCGCTCCGCCTGCATTTTGCGAAACCCGGCCGCCTGTTCCGCTAGTTTGTCCAGCTTTGACAAATCGCTCGGGTCATACAGAAACTTTGTCCGCTTGCCCGTTTCGTCTGTGACTGTAACTGCCCGCTTTTGGCCTTCGACTTTTGGCTTTTCTTCGGGAGACTCTTGTTTTGTTTGGACTTCTTCCTGCTGTTCCGCAGTTTCTGTAGGCTCTTCTTTGGCCGCCTTTAGTGCGTTTGACAAGTCCGCAGAGGATAGGGAAGCCGCGTCGCCTGCTTCTTCGTACTCGCCCGCGCGAGTTGTTGGCGGCGCCTCGTACGCCTCTGTAGCCCAGCCATTATCGGCCGCGCCCGTGTCCGGCGTATCCGGAGAGTTGTGAAATGGGGACAGTGAAAAATTACGGAACTGAAACATAGTAACTCCTTTGGCCGTTCATGCGGCGAATTGCCGGGGAATGGGCCAAAGTTACTCTGTCATATTGCTAGGGTTATGTCAAGCCGGGGATGGGCGGCAGTGCTCCTAGTGGCGACGGGGGCTCAGCGGATGCCGGCGGCTGTGCGGGTGTTGCCGCCTGTTTTAGATTTTCTGTATACTGCTGAATTAATTCTTGCACTTCCGCTTCTAGGTATTTGTATTCTGCAGTCATAATGTACTCTAGTGCGCATTCAAGCATTGCCTTGTAGTCCATGTTGGGCTGCAGCGGGACGACTGTTTTAATTTCTGCAATTGTTTTAATGTCTTCTTCAACTCTGCGCCGCGCAATCTGAACTCTGTCATAAATTCCTTGCAAGTCGGAAAACTTTAGTAGACGCAGCAGTGTAATCGGCGGCACGCCGGCTTCTTTAAACAGCGGCATGAGTCCCATAATTTCCTGTCTGCGAATTCCCGGGTCAAGACTAAAGGAGGTTCCATACTCGACGACTAAATCGTAACCGCCAAGCAAATCCGCTTTTTTAAAATCAATTGATTCAAATGCACGCTCCTCGCCTATCATTTGAATTGTTCTGTCTTCTGTATAGTGTACCTGCATAAGTCCAAGAATATGTTTATACAGTTGCTCGACTGCGTCTACAAATTTGTTGAATAGACGCCGGCGAATCATGTTGCCCTGTTGAACTGCATATTGCATAGCGCTTGTTGCCTGCTCGCGCGATTGCACGCCGAACATTGCTTCGTTAACGCCCATTGAATCGTCAATACCCTGTCTTCTCATTTGCCGCACTGTCATCACTGTCCCCGGGATTTCCGGTGGGCGCAGGTATTCTGGTCGGTAGCCCGCGCGATACACAATTACTTCGTTGGGGTTGTTGGTAATTGCGGTTGGGTCGATGTCCGCGTCGTCCGGAATAAGCCACTTCATAGCGCCGGTGGCCTTGATATTGTCTAGCATTGTGCTGTCGAGGCGGTTCAGATACTCCTGGTCGGACGCGGCGTATGATACCGTACTTGCGCCCCAGTACATGCCTGGTAAATCCAGGTCTGTTAGTAAGTGGTACGGAAGGAGTGCTTCTCCTGGCATTTCTTTTGGCAGTTTGCCCTGCTCAACTAGGCGCATTTCCTGCGACGTGAGTGGCCTGCGGAATCTGTAAGGCGATGGCGCGGGCTCGGAAAGCAGCGTGCCGTCTTCTAAGCACCACATAAACCGCCCTTGCTGGCCGTTCCAAGGCGCACCTTTTTCCCAGTACTGATAGCAGTTTACAAGTTTCTGCCACTTAGGCTGCTGGTCCGAAGAAATGCCTAGAGGCGAGTACGAGCCGACTGTTCCGTCCTGCCCGCCGTCCGCTTTATTGGCAAGTTCCTCAATCATTTCCCCCCTGTCTGGAAACTTGTGCAGGGCTTCTTCAAACGTCATTTGAACTTTTTCAAATACCCACTGAACTTTGCCCCAGCTATTTGCGTCGCAGTCTGGCCAGAAATTCCAAACACTTAGTACATCAACGGAAATGTCCCCGTTCATTTCAACTTCGTTTGTTTCCGGATTAAATCCTGAAATTTCGCCTGCGTCCGGATTCCATTGTGTTTTAAGAACTGCCGAGCCGTAAAGCAAAGTGTACCATGTCCACAAATCGGTATTGTTCTTAAGCGAAAACCGACGAAGGGAATAGTGCACGGCTGCATCTGCGGCCGTTGCGCAGCGCTGGTCACGGGCGTCTGGGGTTAGCGGCTTTGGCATGATAATTGGTGGGTTTGCGGAAATCTGCGAATGTACAAGACGAAGATTGCGCATAACGTAGTTCGAGCCTACGTTTGGAATTGTGCCCTCGGCGTCGGTATACTCTGCTGAGCCCATTAAGTCGGGGCCGCCATAGGTGCCGTCCCACTGCATATTTTTTGACGGCATGGTGGGTTCTGTGCCGCGCAGGTTAAATGCAATACGCTCGTTTAATCCCCACCGGCGTTCATGCGGAAGGCGGGCTTCTTTTGCGCGCTTTAGACGTTCTGCCAGTACGCGCTTAGCTTTTTCTTCCGACCACTGCTCAATCTTTTTCGCCATTGTCAGCGTTCTCCATTCGGTAGATAAACTCGCCCACTACTTCTCTTATCTCAGTTGGTAGTTTATGTTCAAGTGCTTTTAATTGCGACACGCATTTCTTGCGCCGGTCTTGCCCGCCGCAGGATTCGCAGTCTGCTTCCAGCGCCTCCGCCATCCAGTACTCTGCCTTTTCTTGCGGGGTTGGCGGCCTGCGTTTTTTTGGTGGGAGTGTACCAAACGCCGGCAAAACAATAAGCAATTGCAGCTGTTTTTTTGTATGCATTTTACCTCCCTCGTTTTATAGCAAACACATTTGCGGCGTGGTGGGCCGCGGCCATGGCATGCCGTTGCTTTCTTTCTCTAGCTATAACTCTACGTTGCCTGATAATTGTAACAATTGCAAGGGTTACGATGGTAACTGCCACAAGGTACGCGCCGAAAAACATAGCATACATGGAAAATCTCCTGGGTAGCTGGTTACCAACGGCCGCGGGACAGGACATAGGAACGCGCGTTTGCTTTTTTGGGACGGGCCTGTTCCGCAAGATATTGTTTATACAGGAGCATGTCCCGCGTCATGGGGGCAGTGGTAACTACGTCCTTGGGCTTACTATCTACAAAATAGCGGAGGCAGTCAAGCAAGTGGAACTTTTTGGCGTTGGCTATCTTACCTGTGTCCTGGTCACTAAATACACAGGAGTTAATTTCGTCGATGAGGTTTTCGCACCAGGGCGCAATAAACACGCTTGTGCCTAATGCCTCTTGAGTTAGCGCAAACGTTTCCATTTTGCGGCCGGCTTTCTCAGTTACCGGCTCGTACTTAAGTCCTTTGGCCCTTGCCTCGTTTGCGTACCAGCTTGCAGCTGAATCGTAAACGCGTTTGACAATATTTAGATTACGTGTGGCCTTTTCAACTGCCGCGACAATAAGTGACGGCGTGTAGATGTTTTCCAAATAGTCTGCCCGTATAATGTACCACGCGTTTGTAAGCGGCGACTGCGCGGCAATTAGTAGCCCGTGTTTTGACTGCGTTGCTGGGTCAGACACTTCAACGTGCCGCCAGGAGGGTTGGTATTCTTCTGGCGCCAGTACCGCCCTGTCCGGGTCAAGCTGCAAAACAACGCCGTCGCCTTGGCTCCAATCGCCTTCCAAAATAGTTTGCCGGTAGGCCGGGGGAAGGCCCGCAAGTTCGGTCATTACCTCGGCCTGTCTTTGCGGGTTATCTCTGTACACCGGGTTATCAAACATTTTGAATCTGTGGACTTTTTTGAATTCGTTGGGCGCTTCGACAAGCTTCTGTATTTCGGAAGACACTCCTTTTGGTGTAAACGTTCCGATAAAGTATCCGCCCTTTGAAGACACGCGGCGCTGCAGCTCTTCTATTAGTTTTGCTGTGCGTGGCATTTCATCAATCCAGGCGATGTGTCCGACAAAACCCTGCGCCTTTTCCCGGGCTTCATTTTCGCTATGAAACGACTGGAAAATAATTGTATTGCCGGTGGGGATGTGCACTACTTTTTTAAGTACGCTGCCGACGCGCACTTCCTGTATTTCGGACGGGTCAAGAAGTCCGCGGAGTTTGCTGCCGTAAATATTCTCTTCCGCCATTTGACTTGTGCGTGTCATTACAAGCATAAGCAATGGTTCGTTTCCCCACTCTTTTGGGCGAACAAACGTTGGATGGGAACCTTCTAGCAGCCAGGAAATTAGTCTTGCCGCACTAGAGGACTTGCCGGATTGTGAGCCCGCTGTAACCCAGTGATATCTATGGGATTGAAAGTTATAGAGAAACTCGCGCTGCGCGTTGGTAGGCGTGGAATCCGGGTTGCTTGCCTCAAAACAGCTTTGACGCTGAAGCTTGAGCTTCCGCGCCAGGATTACCTTTACAAGTGCGTCCGCTGTATTGGTTGACATGCAGGGCCTTTACATAGTGACGCGAACATCTACAACTTGAACTGTGTCGGCGTTGGCTTTTGTAAGCGTTGCACGAACTAGATTGGCCGTCGGCAGCAGACTTGCGTCGGTAGAGTCTGCGTAGTTTAGGCTTAGGCGGGTTCCGCGCACGGCAGTAACTGTCATTCCGGAAGAGGCTACAGAAGCAACCACGTAAGCTTCGCTTCCAAGTGGAAGTAGTCTAATGGTGTTTGCGTCTACTACGCGTACTACGTACTTTGTGTTGGGCTGAAATTCTGGAGGAAGTGTTGTAGTTGCTGCAACCACAACCACACGCCCATTAGTTAATCCATGAGCGGTTACCGTAATATCGGAAGAACCTGCAGGCACCGAGGCTGTTAGGTTTGTTGAGCTGGTAAGTGCCAAAGCCGAGCCAAGCGCAAACCAAATTCCGTCGCCGTTAGATTGCTGCCACTGGATTTCCGTAGTGCCGGCAATAGTATCGCGGCCTGTGTAAACAGTTGCATCGAATAGCGCGCGCGATTCAGAGGTAACTGCAAACTCCGGTGAAATTGGCAGCGTTGTAAGTGCCGCGCCGGAAAAGTTGCGGGTAACATATTGTCCGGGCGAGCGGCGGGTAAGTCTGCGGCTCATTATTTAACTTCTCCTGCATGTGACGAGAATATGGGAGTTAATTCAACGCTTCCGGAATTGGCGTCAAGTACTACCGAGCAGTAGTTCCAGTACGTTCCATTTTGCACTTTACGCGAAAATTCTTCCATTGGCAAGTACGATAGTAAAATTGTTGCAACCATGTTGTCTTCGTTTAAGAAGATATAATATGAGCTTGCCTCATACGTCCGCGTCTTTCTACCGATACGAACTTTTACTTTAGTAAAAGGTTTGTGGTGGTTTACTTTAGCAGATTTAGCTAGTTGTAGCGTTGTGTGGGCCAAAGATAAGGTAGGCGGCATGGTGTCTTCCTCCAGATGTGGCCCAGTTGTTGGGTGTATAGAAAGCTAGCATGTAATTTGCCCGGCCGCAAGGGGAAGGGAACTACTTGACTTCCTTAGTATATCCTAATGCCACCAGCGCCTCGTCCAGCTCGCGGGAATCCATACTACCAACTTTAGAAAGCATATCAACTTCTTGCGCGTTCTTTTTAGGAAATGCATTGGCCAGTTCCATAAGAAGTCTTACTGCACCAAGCCTTGCGCTTTGGGCTTTTAACTCTTCGTTTGACAGAAGGCTGTCAAGCGCGTCCATTGCCTGGCTCATCATGTATACCTGGCGCACTTTTATTTCCGTACTATTCGACGCCCAGTCCCAAAATCCTGGCACTCCGGCCCAGACTTCTAACCGCCTGTCTGGGACAAGCGCTTGAATTCTTTCGGGTGTTAGTGGAGTTAGTCTGACATCAACGCCCTTTTCCTGGAGCGCCACCGTAAGTTTAGCCTTCCACAACTTTTGTGCATTGGATGGCTTAAAATCTCCGCCGTCTGTCTGCTGTGCCTGCAGGCTTCCTCCGCCCGCAACTACAATCCTAGACTCGCTCATTTTTTAGTTCCCCTTTCATAGTGCCAGCGCGCAATAGACAACGCCTTTTCCCAGCGAAAGTTTCGATTTTGCGGCTCAACTTTTTGCACCCATTCCATAAATTGAGACGTATTTTCAAAATGCCACGTCGCGTCACGAAGCTGGGCAAACGACGCGCCATCTTCTAGCACTTCCGGTAGTGGCTTGTGGCCCTTTACCGCCCAAGCCTGTTTTCTATAGTAGCGTATTAATCCGCGAAAGTCACCTAATGCTACATATTCAGATGAGCGGCTTCCCGGCAACGGCGGACTTACCTGTTCTAGCATGCCCAATTCTGTTAGTATGTTTATGCATTTATACACTTCATACGAAGGAAGCTTTAGCCAGTTGGCCAGTAATTTTGCCGGCAGTTCCGCGCCCTCAAAGTTGAGTAAATCGGAATGTCCGCCTATCTTTCTAAGCACTTGCGCAGATATTGGGGGCAGTGGGTATTGCTTTAGAAACTCTTCTTCGCTAATTATGCGTTCGTGATAGTCAAACCACTCTGCCCGCGACAGGTGCGTAACTTCGGCAAATGTCCATACTTTTGCATGCGGCAGGTAGGTGCTTAATAGCTCGGCCGATTCCTTTGACACAAAACATTGTATTGCAGCGGTTGTCGCCCTGTCCCACCAGTGCAGTTGCCCGGCATAACCGGTTGCGTTTAACAAAGCTTCCATAAAGTACTGCTGCATTTTGGCCGTATGCGGCACCAACTCTGAACAAAACGTTTCGACAACTACGGCAACTTTGGGCATGCCGGAGTAGGAATAGAACATAACCCCTTCAATTGCCTGGGCAAAATGCCAGGCTTTTTCCCGTGCCTCGTCTTCCGTCATCCCTTCCGGCATATCTTTAGCGTCAAAATCGTAGAACAGCGCAATCTGCCCAGCGGCCTCCTGAGAACGCGAGCCCAGAAGTGGCAAATCTTTTTTGGCCGTACATTCGTTTATTTTTGCGGGGTAGATAGTTCCGCGCCAGGCATATTGCGGGCCCTGCTGGCTTAGGTGCTTCCAGCGTAGAGGCTTTCCGTTCGGCAGGCAAATGGCTCTTGAAAGTACCTGCATCGCGTGTCTCCCTGCGGGTGCAAAGTTATCACAGGGGCAATGGCCCCAGGTACGGGTTCTCTGTTATTTGTGTAGCGCATCGTCGACGCTCGCGTCAACTAGTCTGTCCGCGTCGATGCGGCAGAAGTCCCACGCGCCGTAGTTATGATTCGTCACGCGTGTTGCATGCCGCACAAATTCGGCAAGCGACATTTTGGCGCCTGCAATTACCGCCGCGCACTTTCTACATATCGGCATTGTGTTGGAAAAACTAAAGCCGAGTCCGGGCAGCCAAACAGTCAGGCGATTTAGGCCGGTTAGATAGCGGGAGTTGCCGGCGAGCGGTTTATGTCCGCAGCTTTGGCAGGGGCCTGTAATCTTGCCCCACCATTCGTCGGGTGTAAGTGTCCAGGATTCCTTGAGTGTCTTGGCGCGGGTTATGTCGCCCGGCAGAAGTCTTTTTATAGCCGACTGCTTTGCGGACTCTTCGGACAGCACGTGTTCGCGGACGGAACATTCGGCGCGCCTGCATGTTAATCGCGCAAGTAGGTGCCGCGCATTTGGCGTGCGGCTCAAAAGCACGTCAAGTTTATGCGCCTGATTATTTGTCATCCGCAGCGTTTCGCCGCAGTCGCAGCGGAACAGCCACAACTTTGAGTGGGCATTTCCCGCGCGGCCCTTCCTCTTAATGCCCTCTACGCCCGTCAGGAACCCGAGCCGTCTGCCGGCCCAGTTTACCGAGCGTATATTACCAACTTTCATGCCCGCCATAGCCAAAGTCCCCCAGTTCTTACCGGGAACTATGCCCACTTCCGTAACCAAAGTCAATGCTGCTGTAACTGGCTAATTTTACAGGCGGCCCGGCTTTATTGGAAAACGGCCCCGAGTGTGGGGGACTAGTCATACTCTTACCCCCTCACTTCCCCCACTTGTACCTGCAAGCAAACACTACCTAAAATTATCGGGGGGTAGAGGAGGGGTGACTTTCAACCGCCAATTCCTACCCGGCTTCTGCATGCCCCGCAACATCTGCGCCGATGAATATCTACTATTATACGCGCCAATATATCTGTCGCCGGAAATGTTACGCCGCGTTGTCCATCCCCACAGTATCTGCCCCGGATACCTATGTCAAGGGCGTGGCGCTGGTGGGCTCAAGCCAAGACTCCGCAGGCGCGGAGTTGCAGGCGCAAGTGTCCGAAACTACGGCGCTTGATGTAATTTAGCTAAAGTTTTTTGGCCAAATGTCGAAATGAATTGTATGAGGGTTGCAGTGGTTGCAGTCCTCTTACCGGGAGAACGGCGATGTCAAACACAAAGGCGAAGATTCAAGTCAAGAACCTGAGTGTCCAGCTCCGCGGAAACCTGTACTGGATTGTCGACGTTACCACCGGCTACGTGTACCAGAGCCGTGCATTCACCACACGTTCGGAAGCCAATGCAATCTTGTCGATGGCTCGTGCTGTGTGTGGTGCCTAACCCAAAGGAGTGTACGTGGAATTGCTACTGATAAGTTGGTTCTATGTTTCATCTGCATCGCTTGGAATTTTGGTTATTGCGTCTTTGTTCAACTAACTTTTAAGGAGTAAATAACATGGAACTGCTAGCAACATTCACTTCGATTGTCCTACTTCCCCTGGGTATTCTTATGGCCTTTGTTATGGCTTTATCCTTTAGTCTAACTGCCTATGGAGTTGTTACCGCGATTAGACAGCGCCGTTCGATTGACGATGCGCATAACGGCGAGTTCCGCAACTTGGACTAACCACAGGCAAATTTAGGTGGATTAAAGAAGTTTAGGCAAGTGTCGAAGAATTACTTAACAACAGTACGAATGGTTCGGCTGTTGGACAACCAAGATTTGGGAGCGCCCGTCATGAAAGCAAAACAACAAAATAGCCGGTTTGCCAATAAAGACTACACACTAAAAGTTCTCTTGGACGTGTTGAAAACAGGCGACGCCACAAAGCTAAGTAAAAAGGCTTATGAAGAGCTATATCTACTTCCAGGTTTTATAGCGCATTTCAATGCAAGCGGATTTGCCCAAGCGCGTTTATTAAATATCAATGCAACAGCGGCCGCTTGGACTTTGCGTGTTCTTGCTAAGCATGGCCTGGAAGACGAGAGACTAACTGCCGCTATAAAATCACAATGTTTAAAGTGTGCCTCTGAAATTCAAGAACGTGCCAAAAACCTGTATGCAGAAGCAGAGAAGTTTGCTGTTGGGGAATAACCTATATAAGGATGGCCTATTTTAGAAAAGCAGGTTCGTGGAGTTGCCTAACTTATACGTACAGGAGTAGTATAATATGAACAAGAAATATGAGTTACTGGAACGGGATACAGAAACTGGGCTGTACCTTATCAAGGCGTTGCGAGACTTCGGCGATGTAAAGGCCGGGGATGTTGGTGGTTATATTGAGTCTGAGGATAATTTATCTCACAAAGGCAACTGCTGGGTATATGACAATGCGCGGGTGTATGGAAATGCGCAAGTGTTTGGTGGTGCACAGGTGTTTGGTAACGCGTGGGTAACCGACAAGGCTCAGGTGTATGGAAATGCGCAGGTATATGATAACGCATGGGTTTATGGTAGTACAAAAGTGTATAACAAGGCGCAAGTGTTTGGAAAGGCGGAAATATATGAAAATGCTCAAGTACATGGAGTTGCGTGGGTATCCGACACTGCAAAAATATATGGACACACACAAATATCCGGGAATGCGCGTGTATTTGGTAACGCGCGAGTGTGTGGCAATGCAAAAGTATCAGAAAATGAAGATGTATTTAACAACGAGACAGAAAGGATAGGATAGCATGGACACATTACAAATGCGGCTTGCGCACGCCGGCCAGATGATGGATAGGGACGTGGTGCTGGACACACTGAACGTGGATGATTTGACTTGGGCTTTATGCTTTGTCGAAAGTGTGGCTCCTGAGGTTAGTTTGCAGCTGAGCAAACCCTACCTGCACTCGTCCGAGTTTATGTGTGAAACCTACGGCGACTTGCTGGACGCTATGGAGTTTGCGGCCATGGAGCAGCTTAAAACAATTCGGGTATCTATATACTCGGAGTTTGAACGGGGGGAAATCTAGCCATGCTATACAGCGAACGCCTCTATCGTGTCGACGGCCCGGACGGCGTGCAGCATATCGACTTGCTCGGCGAGCTGCCCGTTATTGTAAACAACATGCAATTTGTCATGCATGCCTGGCATGTCACATTCCTCGACGGGACGCAGATACTTGTCCATGCCCGCGTGTCCCCCTTTGAAAACCTCATGGACTTGGTGGCCAGACGGGCAGATGCCACACTTCTCGCGCAAGTAGTTGAACGCGCGCTCGGCTATCGCGACGAACTACTACTCAACAGTCCCAATGTTGCGGACTTCGGTGTGTATCATGAGAGGCGTCGTCTCGAAGCCGCGCGTGGTAAAGAACGGCCGAGTACTTCAGGCAGCTACGACGAGCGTATACAAGAAGCAAAACGCCGAATTGAGGCGGCCAATGCAGCTGCCCGGCGGGAGCATAACGAACGCATATCTAAAACCTACGGCCTCAAAAAGCCGGTGGCCGAGCGCTGGAAGGACGCGCAGCTGCCCGGCCGGGGAGCGCCGCCAGCACCCAATCCGTTAGGCGGTTCAAATAAAGGGGACGACGATGCAAACAAAGACTGAGCCTGTACTGGTATTCCGATACTTTGTAGACGGTTCAACCGGGCTATGGTCTGGTGTTATCTACCTAGCGCCGCGAGTCGCGGGGTTTGTAGTTACGGGCTGCGCAACACAGCAGGAAGCTGCGGAAAGGCTTCAAGAAAAGTTGAACCTCTACATTTTCGGCGGGGAGTTTGGCAATGCAGTTGGATAGCAAGGCACCTACAACTGTCCAGATTTTTGACAGTTCTGAGGCACGTGTCAAAAGTTTGGGCAGTCGGGGTGTTGAAAGTTTAAACAACTTCCTGCAAAATTTGGCGGGGAGAGGTGAAACTGGTTTTTCAGTAGCCGTTCCGGCCGCGCAAATCAAGCTGTCTCAATTACTTAGGTTCACCGCAATTGGCTTTGTAATAGTTCTGCAGTTTGTACAACTAAAGTTATTTGCGCTACTTTCCGAAGCGTTCTATGCACAAAACGAAAAGTAAAATGCGAAAACAGTGGGAGTCAAAAATGAAACGCGCCATTACCCAGTTCACCGTGAAAAAACCACCTATCCCGGCCCGAGCGCCCGGCCCCGCAGCGAAGATAGCCAACGCCGAGCTGCTCAAACTCAACCTTGAGTTGCGCGCGCTTGGGCTGCATGTGCAATGGGACGCCGTCAACAATGTAAACTACGTAATGCTTCCCGCGGGCGGTATCCGCGTTATCTCGACACTTGAAGAGGGTATTCGGTTCAAGGGCCTCTGGGACGAGGAGTTTGCGGATGTTGGGGAGGATAAGTAACATGACGGCCACAAGGCGTTCATACAAACACGGTACTACATTGAGGCCGGGCACTGCAATTATGCGCTGGGCCACGGCGTACTTGGAGCTCGCCTCCGGGGTAAATGGCGGCCCCCGCATTACCCGTTCCGAAGCGTCCCTGCGGCTTGCCGAGATACTGGGCCTCGATGAGTTTACAGTCGCCCAGATTCGCGGGAACAATCGCGCGTGGGCCTATACATTTGACGGCGACGTGCCGAAGCTGCAGGTTCACATGCCCGAGCTTACGGATGGAGTTATAGAAGAGCTCGAAGAGTTGGTTACCTGGGACGAGCTGGCTGAAGATATTATGCCGGGTTCTCCAAAGGCCGGCCAGAGTGTGGCCGCACTTGGGCTGTCCGGCTGGCTTCCCGCCGAAGCGGACGACTCGGACGGCGCGTTACTTGAGCTTGCGCTGGCCGCGGAGTCGGCGGCCGTAGATGAGTCCCGTTCCCGCAAGTGTATGTCCTGCGCCAAGCCATTCAAGTCCTTTCACGGCGGCCACCGTGTATGCGACACCTGCAAAAAAAGCTGGCGCGCAATCGGCCCGCGTCTCGGCGAAAGTGGTTCCGACTGGGAGTTGTCCGGCGACTGATTGCCTTTCAACCCTTTCACTGTCCCCGATTCCCTCCGCCTATTTTATTCCCCGCGCGAAAGTTTTTTCGTTTTGTATATAAATACGAGGAGCCGAAAGGCGACGAAGTATTTATATTTATTGCGTCCGCTATATTGCGGGCGCCTCACAACTGCGGCAGGATACTTCGCGGCGTCTATGCATTCGTATGAAATGGCCACTGTAATGAACGTTGTTCACGAAGTGAACTCTTCTCGTTGCGCTTGTTTCATTGCGTATGTATTTAGGCTTCGCGTTTGCCCCAAGCGTTCGCATTGGCGCTGCATCGAAACCGGCTACACGAACCCGCATTGAATGGGGACAGTGATAACATGACTAAGCATTGGTTCGTTGCGCCGCTTTCTTCGCTAAGCAGGGGCAAACGCAAGCCCTTACTGCTCCCCCGCTCCGCTTCACACTCCGCAATAACTCGGGTTATTTCACTTCGTCGCGTCACTCCGTTCAACAACCCTCGTCATTGCGTTCGTGTTCAGCTTCGCTGCCCCCTCAGCAATTCCTCATACGGAATAGCATATTTTTTACGGCTTGTCAAACTTTTAAAAATATATTTTATTTTCCAAAGATATTGCCGACTTG